AACCTCTTTTTTACTCAATACTTTATCCAATTTATACCAAGTGTAAACTCTCCCATCCTTAGAGTACATTATATGCACATCATATTTACCGGGAATATATTCAAAATGATTTTTTTCATCGTCCCATTGTCTAGAGGGATTTATCTTAGTAACCTCAAGATAGCCTTTATCATTTTTATTTTTTACCCAGAAATGGCTTTCCACAGGAGGAATACCAAACTTAGTAAGGAATTTTTTAATTACATCCTTACTAAAATTTGGTAAATCAATATTTAAACGTTTTTCTTTACCTTGACCCGATATCCAACTATTTGGGACAATACTCTTCGCTACAATACTTAATTTTCTCATCTTTATCTCCATTCCTTCTCTCAACTTACGAATATTTTATTAAATTCCTCCCACAATAAATCTATAAATTCATTTGATTCTCTAACGTATGCATTATTCACAACATGATTAACAAGATCATTCCTCACTTTTTTCATATCCCCACGATCTTTATCATAAAAGTGCTTCAAAAGCTTTCTCACTCTCAACATATCTCCTGCTTGATTTCCAATAATGATAAGCTTTCTCATTCTTACTCCCCTATATTTACGACCTTGAAACTCTTATAAATGTCCACAGTTTTGCCCATTACTTGTGGCTCCATCACTAGATAATATTTTTTAGACCCGTCCGTACTGGTCAATTCAATCCTATCATTAGTAGTTATATCATCAAAAGTATATATGACCTGCTCCTCAAAATCCCCCGAAGCAGCGGCATCATAGGGATTAGATAGTATATTCGTAAATAGAACTCTGGCGGGAAAAGCCACATTTACAAGATCAACATCGGTATCCCCCGCATTGGCTTTCGCTGGGGATACTCCGCTAAACTCCCCATAAACTGAAATAGCCGCATCCGTTAAGGAACTTACGGGTTCTGCATTCTCCTCTTGTCTCTCAGCGTTGTTCTTCTCTCTTATTATTGTAACATTCAATCCAAATTTCTTCAGAAAAAATACTATAGTTTTATATGCAACCTTCTCTTTTAGTAGGAGTTCATAATCAGTCAGGCTCTTAATTGACATAATACCTCTCCACAAACTCCATAAACTGTTCCGGAGTGTTATTCCTCCTACCATATATCTCGTGAAACTCCTTATGAAGATCCCGTCTAATTACTACCCCATTACTTAAAAATACTCTCTGTTCCGGGAAATCGGCCCAATTATATAAATGATGGATAACTATATCTCCTTTATTCTCCCCCGTAATAGTGCAAGTATAGTTATGTTCTCGCAATACAGCCTTCTTCCAAGGTAAATACCACGGGTTGTTATATTTTCTGAAACTCCGTCTCTTGCTATCATCTAAAGTGAGACTCCAAAAATTATTATTCTCCCCGGATACAAAAATCTTTCTGCATACTCCACATAAACATTTCGAATTTCGACTTCTGAAGTTATAGAATGAATAACCCTTAGCGGATACCCCACAATTAGAGCATTTATAAGTAATTTCTGAATCTATTCCCTCATATGGTGATAATAATTCTGAATTACGATCCAAAAACCATTGTCTCACATCGGATTCAGGAAGCCTTCTCTTTTCAGTGAATCCTTTTTTTATACACTCCCTACATAAACAATCGGAATTTCTTTCCCTTAAGTGAATAAAATTACTATATATCGCATTCATACCGCATTTCGAGCATATATAATGAATTTCATCTCTATTGCCTGTAAATTTTAATAATTTTGAGTTATGTTCTCTCATCCATATCTCAACTCGATCTTTTGTAACTTTTCTTGAAGCTACCGTATTATCCCTCGCACATTTTGTGCAGAGACATTGAGAGTCTTTTCCCTTCATATTATTGAAACTATAGTTTTCTCCAATACTCCCACATCTTGAGCATTTAAAAATTATCTTAGTAGAATTATTCTTATACTCGGATAATAACTCACTGCCCCTATCTATAAACCATTTCTCTACTTCTTTTTGAGATAATCTATTTCCTTGATCTTGTTTTTCCCTAGCGCATTTCTTACAGAGACAATCTGATCTCCTAATTCTGAAATTGGTTAAATTTGAATGCTCAGCTATACTTCCACATTTTGAACACTTAAATATAATCCTCCTACTAGAGGATACATACTCGGATAATAACTCACTGCCCCTATCTATAAACCATTTTTTAACTCTCTCAGGATCTAAAGCATTATGTTTACCTCTATTTTCTTTATTACAATTCTTACACAAACATTTTGAATTATATCCCTTTAATGCATCAAAACTATGATACTCAGCATTTTCCCCACATCTAGAGCATTTGAATCTTATTTTATCCTTCAAATTTTTATATTCAGATAGCAATTCACTATTCTTATCCCTAAACCACTGCGAAACTGTTTCCGAATTCCATTTACTAGCCCCCATATTCTACCACCTAAACCCCCAGAAATGAGTTGTACTTAATATATTCGCAGTATTATCAGATACTGTAGCTCTTTTAATATATTTGCCCTTAGCAGTTTTTAATTTTTCTAATCTCTCATTGAAAGTTGATTCTATCTGTGAGTACATGGAAGAATAATCACCGAATTTTGAGTTAGCTTGCAACGATCCTAGTATGGCATCAAACCCCTCTTGTTGCCAGTGATTTAAAAGGAGTTGTACTACATTTTTAGCAGAACCATACAATAGTAAACTTCTCCGGCCTCCCACGATATCCTCATAACATTCACTCAAAGTCCAAGAGGTCACAGGGGGATAAGCATTTATTTCCCCAAGAGCACTACCCACTGTTTCCTCTAATTCTTCTTTAAGAGGAGGCTGATCTAATAAATTATCTTGCTTACTGAATCGCCACCGTTTCTCCAAATGACCTGCAATCAAATACTCCTCCCCGGATACAAAAATATCATCCCGAACCGAGAGAGTTGTTTCACTATCAATAGCTAATACAATCGTACTCGTAGCATCCGTTCTATTAATTAATAAATCTCCGGCTACTATACCATCAGTCACAAATGTAGCGGAAGAATTCACCAATTTATTAGCCACTGTGGCTGTAGCTGCTCCAAAAAAACCACATATAGCATTCAAAATCTCTTGATCCGTCATTCTCTATATCCCACTCCCTTTCAATAAAGATACTTCCTTCTCCTCATTACAATAGAGTGTAAGATTTCCATGTTCCTGCGTAGCAAAAACATGGAAATCTTGAGGAGTAAACTTGGTATATCCATATATAGTATGAAATTTAATATGTAATCGTCTTAATATGCATACTCCATTATTAAGGTCCGTTCTCTTATCCGGAAATCTCCTATAACTTAACAAATGATGTGCTGAAAATGGGCCTTTAGTATCCCCTGTAATACAACATTTACCACGAGATAATATTTTACGTTTCCAAGCTACATCCCCCTCTTTTCTCCTCCCACATTTTCTATCCGCATCCGTTAATTCATGATTATAATTAGGGTGATCCTTTCCAGGTCTAAAGTGAGCATTTTTAGACCTACAAATCTTGCATCTAGGGACTGACCTACCATATCTCAAACAAACCCAACTAGTTATACCCTCTTCTCCACAGGAGCATATAAATCGCATTTTTGAACCATTATTCACATATTGACCAACTAATTTACAATTGTATTTTTTAAAATATTTATCCATTTTATCTTGAGTAAGAGCTTGACCCTTCTTGATTGTCAACTCCCGTAACCATATCTTTCTACACTCCTCACACAAAAATAATTTATTCTTACTCATTCTTAAAGAAGAAAATTTAGTGATAGTTGGTTTAGAGCATCTCTTACATGCATAAGTTATATGGGAGTTATATCCTTCGTAATCCTTTAACGGCATGACATTATTTTCCTTCATATACGCCTCAAAATCTACCGTTCTATGCCCAGGAAATCTTTGTATCTTCCCTAAACAAGTCACCTTTGTTACCATAATACATCCTTATTGATAATACTATCTAACAAACTACTCCTACCCTCCTCGGATCTTAGTGTGGGATATATCCCACACTCTTCAAGTCTGCTCTCAAGATTATCTTCATTTAAAGAAAGAATAATATTATCAACATCCTCATTAGAAGCATTATATCTCTTCCTCATGAATTGGGATATAATAGATCTCATATGATCCATACTAGCAAACTCTTTTGAAGAGGAATTATTTAAAATTTTAGGGCTGAAATAATTAAAACCTTTTTTCCTCATATATCTTGAAGCTCGAATTATATGTTTGCACACATAACGCTCTTTATGTGGATCTCTTACGTAGGGAGGTCTATTCTCTTTATAAACCTTGATATTATAATCATCTTGAGTTCCCCAATATTTACTCCCCCAGTATAAATAAGCATCACAAGTACAATACACAAGGACATCGGAGTCCATAGGAGTTACTCCGCTGCCTCTCTCAAAATCCTCCTCCTTTAGGGATGGGTATAAGAGTGTGGACACCCATCCAGTTTTACTAGACCAATCCTCGTTACCTTTGACCACGAAAGAAAATCTTTTAAAATTCTTTCGTGGTCTTATCTTCAAGACCTTGGAATTGCTCGCTCGTTCATGATTTAATTCATATGTGGTAAGACTCACCAAATCTCGTAATGTCATATCTTAATCATTCTGTTCAAAATGCTCATTAAAGTATTATTTAAGCTCATTGATAGATTTCTTATTTTTATCTTCCTTCTATATTTATTCAAATTCTATCGAATTTAATCATATTTAATCCAATCCTCAGGTTTGATTCTATCTAGTTTGATTCCAAAGCTAATATAAGATTTTGCACTTTTCAAAGATTCTATAGTGCTCTCTATTATTTGATCTATAGCATCTTTATTTAGATCAGTTTTATCCACCTCTTTAGCTAAATCCTTTAAATTACTGTTAATCTTAGCAATTTCTCGTTTCAATTTAGGCCTAGCAATATCTTGTCTCAATTTCTTCTTTTGTAGTTCTATCCTTAACAATTTATCCTTGTCATTTTCAGCAGTCTTAGCCTCAATAATAGATAATTTTCTCATTTTTTTTATCCTTTCCTATTTTTAATATACACCTAAACATATTATAACATAAATAACAATTTAAAGTTATTATTTTTCAAAAGTCAAATTGTCTCAAACCTTAGGGGGTAAATGACCCCTACCGAAAACATCCCCCTCAATGAGATCCATATTCTTATAAGGCCCTACAACCATATCCAAGATGTCCAGATCATAAATCCCTAATTTACCACTAACCTCGGCCACACTATATTCGGGAGAGGATGATTTCTTTGGCTTACCATCCACTTTATCCTCCTTCACCAATAAGGACTTATTACTATTATCCGCCCACCAAATGGCATCCCCATGAGTTAACGCATAATTACCTTTGCCGTCCGTGAAAGTGTATAATTTATCCGATTTTGTAAGAGAGTCGTATAATGTAATTCCCACAAGTTTATTTTGATTAGCAGCTACTATATTTAATTTCCTCATTTTTTAATTCCTCCTTTATTATATATTCGATTTTGATCAAAATTATTTTACATACTCATTTATCGCGGATACTAAATTATACACCACTACACCATCAATTTTTTTTAAAGGATTCCAATTCGTACCTCTCAACTTACCAAATAATATAGTATAGGTATCATCAGGTTTAAGATAAATTATAACCCTTCCTTTGAAATCAACCCCTTTAGCATCAAATTGAAATCCCCCAAGGTAATCCCCCACATCTTGAGTCTTACCCTTATCCAATATTATCATATTCTTAGCTCCCCACGCCGGAAGAGCCATAGTATCAATAGATTTTATTTGGTTGTAAATCTTTTTACCTACTTCCCCTGACGCATCTGATATGCTGGCAAGATATTTCAAATCTGATTCCGATATACCCATTGTTAATCCCTCCTTCTAATTATTCAAACTGAACTTATTAAGTTTTCTAGCTTCTTGAGGGTCAATCTTTTTAAACCTCTCCTTTTTAAGAATATCTAGATCCTCCTCGCTATCATTAAGAATGGTAATAAATCTGCCATCCTTAATTCTAAACAAAGTAGTCCACCCTATTTTATCTGCAACATCCGAAAATCCTGTTAATTTCCGCATACTCCTAACCGAATCAAAAAAATAAGGTTCGGATCTATTTAGAAGCTCATCCTTTCTTATCCCCCGCATCCTAGTGATATCCTCAAATTTAGACTTATAATTATCTATCTGAGATTTGGATAATTCATTCTTGAATCCTAAAGCTAAATGCAAATGCTCCTTACCATAAGAGGAAACTCTTCCATTATCTTTATCTTGAACCCAGAATATATGAACAATTCTTCTATTACAGGTAATGCATTTCTCAGACCGATCCCAATCACTTACCCTTGTAGCAACCATGCCTCCCTCATAGTCACTCCACTTCTCACCCTCAACCGTTCTCCACTCATATTCTATCAGGATATTTCCATTAGGCCCCTCGACCCCCATTTTCTTTGATATAATTCTAAGTTTTCTCATATGCCTCCTATGTAAGTATATTTAATCTAATACCTGGCCTGATTCTTTAGCTGCCTTCTCTTCCATCTCTTTTAAATATGGAATATAATAATTATCAAATTCAGCCAAATGATCTTGTACAATTTTCAAACCAAGTCTTAGCAGGATTCTTTAATTTATTCTGAAACCAAGTCTCCCATAAAATTGCATAAAGTTCTTTAATTCCTACACTCTTAATACAACCCCACACTTCTCTAATTCAACCAATTTAAAAATCTATTCATCAAAGAGCTGAAGAATATTTTGATTTCTCAGCTCTTCATACATAATCCAAACTTAATTTATTTCTTAAAAGCTACTACTGGGTAGTCTGATACCCAGCTCGCTTGCGGCATGAAAAATTTGATTTCTATGCTCAGCGGGACTCAGATCTTTTCCGCGTCCAATGCTGCTCCTAATTTTATTTAAAGCCTCATTCTCACTATCGGATAATTTCAATTTGTTTTTTAAAGTAGTATATACCTGGATCAATAATTTTTGTGATTCCTCATCCATAATGCCTTTCTTCCCAATAGCAATATTCAAGAAATCCTTCTCCGGAATAATATAATTCATTATGGAATGGTCTGAAGCCTGTCTACTTATTCCCGCCAAAAATTCTCTTTCCTTTTCTAAATTTAATTTTTTCATTTTTTTTATACCCCTGAATTTAAGATGTTATTAATTAAAGTCTTCTCCGATCCCCTTTTTGATATTCCCAATTGATTTGCAATTGATTTTAATTCATCCTTAGACAAATCTTTTAATCCTTCTTTACTTAAATCAAAACTTCTTTTGATAGGTATCACAGTTTCCACTTCATTGATCATTGAAGCCTCCTTAGTAGATCCACGATTAATTTTCATTTTCTCTTTAGGATCTTTAACCTCTTTAGAAGCACCTTCTACAACGGCTTTTTCCACAATACCCTTAGCCTTCAAAAATTTATTAGCCAAGGCCCATCTTAATATAGGAGCCTGTATATCCTCTTCAGTTATAACATTCTTCTTAGATAATTCAATACGCCTTTCATTTAACTTATGTGAAAATGACACTAATACCTCATACTCCATGACAAAAAATCCTCCAATTTTATAATTTATAATTGTATTCTTAGTTATATTTTAACATATCATTACAAAATTGGAGGAAAAATGAGATCTTAATTCTTCTCATAGATGAATACGTGGTTTCCACAATCGTATAATCTTTGATATCCCTCAGCTAACATGATATCTCTCTCGGATAAAGTTGAATCATACTCCTTTTTAAATATCTTGGGTAAATATTTCCTTTGAAATTTCCTTCTGAAAATCATATTCAGACCATCACTAGTATACCAATAATTAGGTTTTGATGTATGAGAATACTTAAACCCTAACCGGAAATATATCGAATTCTGAGGTACTAATTCCGAGAATCTAACATCCCCATAGGTTGTTATCTTGAGAGGATCATATTCTTTAACAAAATATTTAAATAATTTTGAAGCTCCCCCCACAACAATGGTATTTATCTTGCTACAGAACCGCTGCAATGAAAATTCTTTATCCCCTTTCTTAGATTCCTTATTGAACGTCATAAGGGATACCATATCATCCCCATTCATTAATGCAAGATTGATGCTGGATACAGTAGAGCCTTGTATATGATTTTCATCTAGAAATCTACTCACCTTTTGAAAATCCTTCACCTCAACAATTCTCAATTTCCTTGCAAAGATTTTATTTTGTATATCCCTCCACTTATATCGAGACATACTCAAAACAATATCGTGTTTCATTCGAATTTCAGGCGCAAAAAATGGAATATAATTTCTACCCTGATCACTATACTCCTTCTTCTTATTAAGCAAGTAACTGGGGTGAGGTGTCCCCTCAATAAATTCTATTATCGTACCCTTCTCTAGTGAGGAAATATTTTTATACTCCTCGCAAAAATCCTTAAATTGAGTTATAGCATTATCCTCTACCTTTGAGGCAATATGTCTTATACTATCTTGCTCCACTCTCTTAGATTTATCCGAGGCTTGGCAATCCTTACACTTTAAGCAATTGTTATTTTTTAAGGATATCCAAGTTACTAAACTTTCCTTTCCACATGAACATATAAATCTTAAAGGGGTATGATTATTCTCATATGTCTCGGATAATAGCCTCACCCCTCTTTCTAGGAAATATGGCTTTATTGTATGCTCAAAGAAATTATCTCTCTTATTGTTCAAAGCTTCTTTACAAGTGCAACTTTGACACATCAACTTATATCTAGGATATTTTCGTATATGCATGTAAAATTGTTCGCAAGTGGTAAAAGATATATTACCACAGAAGCATCTATATCCCAATTCTTCTCTAATATTCTTATATTCCTCAAATAATGGCTCTGCCCCATATTTCAAAAAATCTCTTTTTATAGATTCCGTGGAATGTCTAACCCTTTTACCTTTTTCTTGTAATGAACTCATCTTTTTCTCTCTCCATAATTTATTGTTCGTATCATAATAAAATTTGAAATCTTCTCCTGTCTCCTTCCGAAAAAACTCACAAAAATCTTCTATCGTCATATTAATATATGAATACTCCCTATGAAATTTCAGATGTAGCTCTCTACTAATACAAATACCATTATCCAAGTCTAATCTTAATTCAGGATATCTTGAGTAAGGATTAAGATGATGCGCTGACAAGGGGATATTCCTCCGTCCTGATACAAAACAAGTATAATTGAACTGCTCAAAGATTTGATTATACCATTGCTTATCCTCAGAGGATCTTCCCCAATTTGATCTACTCTCCTCAGTAAGATTTGGATTCCAACTAGGACTATTCTCCCCCCTAAGATAAGAATATTTCAATTGACATTGCTTACAAAGAGGCTTTACCCCTTTATACTTTAAATTTGTAAGCATTATACCTCCTATATTTCCACATTCACATCTAAATATCAATTTTTGATTAGTGTGTTTATACTCAGAATACAAAATAGCATTATGTACTTCAAATAAACTTTTCACCTCTAATTGATCTAATCTCTGTTTCTCAATTATAGATTTTCTGGAGCATTTCTTACATATAAGACTAGACAAATGTTTTTTATAGTATATGCTTGATTTATCCCCACATATTGGGCAGATATATATTATCTTAATAGGATGTACTCCGTATTTTCCAGGAATTATATCTAGTATTTCTACTTCCGGGAATTGATTCCTTATTCTACTTTCATTATCTTGAGCTCTAAATTTCTCTAGATCATTTAATCTACATCTCTTGCATTTGAGTGTAGGAAAGTTCTTCAATGATCTAAATAAAGAACTTATTGACATACTATCCTCTCGCCCACAGGAGCATCTATATCCTAAAGGCTTGTTAGCAGAAGTATACTCACTAAATAATGGTGTAACCCCTGAATCTAGGAATAATTTTTTAGCCTCCTCAAGAGATCTTTTCTGACCCACTTATATTTCACCCCCTTTATTATATATTCGATTTATCTTTACAAATTTTTATAGTTACCCCCATAAAAATTAAAAACCCCTATGAGAATTGATCTCATAGGGGTTTTCTTATTAAGATATAGTTAATATTCTTAACTATATGTAATTGTTATACCTTGCAATCCATAGTCAGCGTTATGGTACAAAATACCTATGTTCTCGAATATTGACCAACCGAATGATCTATTTCCAGGATCATCAGCGGGGATTACCGTGAGATCAATACGAACGGGTATCACGCCGAGATATTCAGGTTCAGTCACAAGAATCATTCTACCAGCGGTTAACTCAACATTGGTAAATATTTGAGCACCGTACACACTCCCCATGAATCCTGTACGTAACAATTCACGTTGTGTTTCGAAATCCATGTAATCTCGACCTGCATTCCTAAATACTCTAAACTCATTAGGATTACAATAAATTTTATCAACACGAAGGCCGTGTCGCTCAATCTTTGCGAATGCTTCTACGATAGTGGTCATATCAAAATCAGCACCAGTTTCAGCAATTACAGTATTAGTAGTATTAGCATCAGCCGCCGTAGTAGCAGCAGTCATAATAAGGTTATCCTCTTTACGAAATAACTCATCTTTGGCTTTTTGTTTGATCCTGCGAACGATATCGAACCTTCTTTCTTTTACCTGGACAAAAGGAACTTTAGGCCAACTTGCCAACTCAAACAAAGGGGCAAGAACTCTCTCACCCTTTACAACAGTAGCCACAGAGTCAGCCTCTTCACCGACCACATATGCCGGAGTATCAATATCCTTATCATAAATTGGTAGAGTCCCATCAGGAAGCTCATCCACAAACAACATTTTACGACCGTTAGAGACAAAATCTCTTAATCGACGTAAAGGTTCTTGCATAGAAGAAGCAATTCGACTCCGCCCCTTAGTTGTAGCCAAAAGCTTAGTCATTAATTTATGTCTTTGTGCAGCATTTACTTGTTTCATATTACTTTATCTCCTTATATTCTATAAATTAAACTTATTAACCTAATACAGCAATTGTTAAATTTGGAGCCGCAGAGGTTGCGGAGCTCATCGTGATACCAATACATCTTGCGTTGGTAGGTTGGATATTAGTAATCAAACCAACTTTTGTGGAGGTACCAACATACACCTTTTCACCAGGGGTAAATGTAAGAGTTGTATCAATCTGATCCGTAATCACGACACAATTTCCAAATGTGACAGCGATCTTTTTAGAAGCTAAAGCAGGTTTATTCTCAAAGAAATTTCCCGCTGCATCATTTATGATAAATCCAATAGGTAAAATAGCATTAGCTATTGCGCCATCGGCCAAAGCAGCATAGCCACTTACATTATACCCCGCAACACGGCCAGCATCAAGACCTTGGATATAAGCCAAAGCTGCATCAGTCTCAGCATCGCCCGTGAAACTTGAAGTATCAAGATCCAAACTAATTTGTAATCCCTTGTGCAAAACTTGTAACATATTTATTCCTCCTTATAATTTTGATTATTTAGAATCTAACTATATGATTCCTAATTAAATCTTTATTAAACCATTGTTAAATCATCAATTCATCCATTAATCCGGCCAAAATTTTATCCTCACTGAGATTAGCTACTCCCCCGGACTGAACTTTAGCGGACGCCATTTTCTTATTCTTTAAAGAAGCTGAGGCTGATAATTCCATATCATCCTCTTCATCCTCTACAAACTCATCGCCTAAGATATCCTGCCCCAACATATCATCAATACCAGAATCTTCTAATTCAATAGAATCGGATAACTCATCATCCTCTACAAACTCATCCTCCTCTAAGTCCTCTAAACCCTCTAAGTTATCCTCAATGATTTCCTCAGCAGCTACAGGAGCTTCAGCGGCTACAGGAGCTTCAGCGGCTACAGGAGCTTCAGCGGCTACAGGAGCTTCAGCGGCTACAGGAGCCTCAGGAATCTCTTCCTCCTCATCCTCTATAACACCATCATCCATCTCATCTACACCACTTACATCAAATCCAGCCTCATCCATCTCAACAAACTCATCATCAATCTCTTCACCAACAAAACCTAAGGAGGCGGCGGCATTCGCTTTAAGAATAGCTAATTTTGCTCGTAATCCAGCCAAATCCTCAATGTGGGAAGCAATACGCTCGATTGGTAATGCATCGTTAAGTGCAACCTTTAGGTTAGTATACGAACCCTTATATAACTTAGCTAAAGAACACTCCATTTTTGAAAATGCCACAATAGCCTTTTTAATCTGAGACTCTTGAAATTTCCTATTAGGATCATTAAAAGAAGCGAATACACTATTCACAACCTTATCCGTTTTACTAATTTCTGAATCTGTATTCTTCACAGATGCTACCAAGAGTTTAGCTCTACGAACTTGAGCGGACTCTTTCTTTTTGTTACTAGTTACTGAATCACTAAATCTTTTGATCATTTAATAATCTCCTTTACACAAATTAATTATTATACCACTTAACGAAATAACTTTAACTTTTCACAAATTTCTGAACCGCTTTTTTTTCAATTGCACTTTTAGACATAAAAATCTGAACATTACATCCGGGAGGTATAGGAAGAACATGACGTTTAACAGCCATACCCGAAGCCGGAACTTGTGTCAAATAAGAAGCCTCTATAAATTCAATCGAACCCTTCTTTTCATTTCCTAATAATTCAGCTATAATTCTTTTTTTACCTGAATTAGGATCAATATAATACTTACCCTTAGAATAAGCTAAATGATCGCATAGTTCCTCATCCTCAAAAACTTCCCCACAATAGGAACATTGTGAAGTCTCAGCCTCACAACCCATAGACAGATATTTAATATCATCCTTTAGTATCTTATTAACCAAAGTTTGAAAATCTCTACTTGTCGCAATAAGAATCTCTATGTAACGGACATAAATATTATCTTCAGGATCTATAATAATCCTTCTTGAGATAGCATCACCAACAAACCCCACCGCTTTATCATGTTCTTGAACATGATTTACAAAGTTATATGCTCCAATGAAAGAATCATAGTTATTCTTCAACGCCTCATTCGTCCACCCATCCCCGTTATTATTAATAAATCTTGCTGTACTGGGATGAATCTTATAAGAATTAGGTTCAACCATAGCCGAGGTTACTATAGAAGCTTGGGAGAATATAAAATCATTTGAGGATAACTCAATCGTGGCCACATCTTTAGCAATACTTTGTGTACCCGTTTTCCTACCACTTGCTATAACCTTGAATCCCATATTTTAAAATTACCTCCAAATCAAATATACCTAAATATAGTATAATTAACAAATTAAGAGCTTTTTGTTTCCAGATCTGGATCTTTTTCTTCCTCTAATTCCTCAAAATCAGGATCATCCAAATTTTTATGTTTCCTTAAATCGTATCTAGGAGGATTTTTTCTAGGGGCTTTATGGAATAAGTTCTCGGATATTATATTTAATTTACGCATTACCCCAATCCTTATCCTCCATATTCTGCTCTATACCTTCTTCTTTTTTCCTTGGTAATCCTAGACCCTCAATGATCTTTTCAACCAAATCAGTCTTGGATACAATAGAATCCGATATCTGACCGTATATATCCCTAACCAAATCATTAAAAGTAGCGTCCTTTAAAGTAAATAGATCCTCTTGAATAGCTCTCGTGACATCATCCACATCAAGGTTCAACATCTCATAAATAACAGAAATTGGTAAACTATTCTTCTGGTATAAATCAAACAAAAGATCAAAATAATCCTCGGATCTCAAGGATACTCTTGAAAATGTAAGTTTTGGATATAATAATGCAGGACTCCCCCAAACATCAACACTTATGAATCCTTTTCTTAAGGCTATTGGTTTAAGAATATTATCCTCTAAGAGATTCTGCATCATAACCTTGAAAGAAAAATATTGATTATTGAGAATATCAAGCTTGATATTATCCCCACTATATTGGGAATCCCCTGAGATCAAAGAATCGGGTACGCCCATACCCATAGCAATCTCTTCTTTCAAATCATTAGTGGATTGAATAAGCTCATTAAGTTCCTCTTTAATAAAATTATTAACCTCCGCCCAATCGATTGGGTAGTTAGCAACAATAGCATGATTAGGGTCACTCAACATTTGCTCAACTTCTATCTTAAGTAACTCAGTCTGCTCCTCCCCCAAACCTTCTGATGTTACAATCCTGCCAAGCTTTCCCACTTGATTTATTTTAGCCTTCAAAGCTCGTTTGGAATTTTCCCACCCAAGACAAGCCTCAAATACCCTTTGCATTACGGAAGTAGATTCATATCTTTTAAATATAAATATAAAAGGTTCCCCCGAATTTGTATTATTTTCTATCAAGACCGAATTACTTGAAGTATTCTCTGGGTTTGAAATCAAATCCAGATATCCAGGAGTATACCCCATCTCCAAAAGGTCTTCTTCCGTTGTACCCTCATCCACCAGTTCTTTAAGGCCATTACTTATCTGGACTCTTATTGCCTCGAAGTCAATATCTTCATTATGATAATATTCCATAATATTATAGAATTTAAGCACTCTAATTCTATCCGGACCTGTATATCCTTTAACGAAGAAACCCCCAAATTTCTTATCCAAATATTTGAACCTATCACTTAGTCCAATGCTATCCGGATCTTCTTTATATGCATCCTCCACTTTCTCCATAAAGGCCATATCCTCTTCCGATTGAACATATATCTTCTCATCAATAGTTCTCAGGTCTTGCAATTTACGATCAAACTTCTTGTAATAATCATCAACTAAACAATAAGCCTCCCCATAGACCCAATAATGTAAGGCTAAATCCCTTAACACTTCAGTAAGATTTAATCCCTCAAATATTTTCTCATAATATTGAACTATATAATCCTTAACTATTTCGGGACAATTTTTAGGGGCCTGTAATCTTAACTTGGATATTGGAATCTCAGTATGAATATCCATAATTCTACCTAATACTGGATTAGTCTTGTAAAAATATCTAAATAATATAAATCTTTCATGTTTGGTCAAATTTGCAAAGATATATACCCCCTCATTGAGTAATTCAATGATATGTGAAGCGTACAAGTCTAATAAGTCAAAATCATCCTCTTGAGTATCTAATCCAATATTTGACAAATGAGAGGATAATGAGGATATATCAAAAGCATTCTTACTTTTTAAGCTGTGTATTCCTGTAGCTATATGTGGTTCAAACTTATCCCCAGGTTTCTGTGTAATATTCTTTTCTATAGATGTCTCCTTAGAAGCCTTTGCTTTCCTCCTATTCACGAGACTCCTATCTTTCAAATCTAAACCCTTTAACTTACGCTCTATCGGACTTATTTTTACTTTATTTCTCAAATTAGAATTTTTATTCTCCATACCTCACCTCACCTCACCTCACCTATTGTAGTTTACTACAAATCTTTTATAATGTGTTTATTATCTCTATCAAATTTATCTAGTTATAGATCTTCCTGTACCCCTATTTTTAACTTCCCGCCCTGTATTGGTCTTATGATACATCTTCTGTAAGGTTCTATACTGGCCGTAATTCTGAACATTTTTAAACTTATTCAAAGCCTCAACCAATTTACCATCTTTGAATAGCATAGGTAATGATCCTGCCAGAACCTTATTCTTTTTTATGTAAGAATAGCAAAGATATACTGATCGTATTAAAGCCGAAAACATATCATCATGATTCGTTTTCCCCGCCGGAGCTTCCACCTTGATTACCCCTTGATTCCTAATATAACATTGTAAGGCTAATAACTCTTTCTCCAAATCTTTAAACCAGGGCATTATTAATTGAGTTTGATGCATCACCATAGAAAACAATTTATACATGCTGTCATTTATTAGCGCAGTATGATTCAGCATATCCAATCTTTTGAGACCTCTATTCTGAAGCATCTGATTTATAATCTCACCTGACCATTGATCATATATCCCACATTGAATCGGCCATCTCTTAAATAAATCCTCTACCCAATCAAGCAACTCATCTATCAATAAAACACTATGATCTTCCCAAGGAGGACATCCCGCATATCTCACCTCAGCATAATCCACTACGATTCTCGGTTGCACTAAGGTTTCATTTTTCTCAAAATATTCGGCTAATTCTTCATCATATGAAAATACTTCGGAAGGATAATCCGCCTTAGTCATAATATAATTGGGCTCATAATGAGAGATAGCCACCGCAGTACCATCATGGGATAGAGCAAAATCCGCTCCCATGAAATACTTCTTAGAGTACTCCCCCGCATATCTTTGAGGATCTGCCGTTTTATTGAAACAGGCGTAAAATTTTCCTAACTCCTTTATCCATCTATCCCCTCCCTCAACAAACTCCGCCCCGAATTCCTGGAAATACAAAGTAGCATTCTTTAAATATTTTTTCTCTAAATATATTGGGGATACATCTGGGTTAGTTTCCCATGTTGGAGCCCGCAATGCTAAAGTGCCTGAATCCGCACCCAATTCAAAAGCACTATCATACTCCTCAAAGAATTTACCCTTTTTACCATTTGGAGAGGATAATATAAGAGTCTTACCAAAAGGAGATCCGTCTGGATTTTTGAAACCTGATACCGAGGGAGTCAACGCCTCATATATTAGATCATCCATAGGCTTTTCTCTAGATGATCCCGCCGAATTCATAAAGTGTGCAAACTCATCCATAATAACATAGATATTATTGTCTCCACGAACACCCGGTGTATTTGGTAAAGAATAAATGTCTATACTATTGGAATAAGTCCCCGGACTTGTTTTGGAATTTAATTGATCAAGATCATACTTAGTCCATAATCTCAACCTATTTGAAGAAGGTTTTTCAAGCATATGAGGTCTAAAAAATGGAGCCCCCCTCATTATACCATAAAATTTCTTGAAGAGCTTATTCGCATTATCTTGACCTAAAGCGGTCATAGTAATATTCATACTATCTGTCAAGATGATACCGAAATATTCCTGAGGTCTGTAAATATTGAGAATCTTATACACCTTATGCGCAACCCAGGTGCATATGGTGGTTGATTTAGTACCCCTTCGCCCTATAGCAAGCATTATCTGAATAACGTCATGAGCCATATATTCCTCATAGGGTAGAGATATACGCCCATCATCCAAAAGATAATTATAATACTCAACCTCGGTTAGAGTTTGGAGTGTTTTTTTATTGAATCGATCCCGAATACTGATGGATTTTATTTTATTATCTAAGGGTATTTTATCGAACAACTTTAAGAAAAATATTTGTGTCGGAAATAGATTTATATTTAAACCTTGAGCACTTGTAGCGAATTCAATTACATCTAGATCGGATACATTGGAAGAATATTTTTTTGCTCTTGATGATAATGACATTGCTTAAAATTAATTTCCCTTTAACCTACCTCATTAACCTACCTCATTAACCTACTTTGTATATTACTCTCAGTATATTTATTTTTGGGATGAGCATAATATATTATGCTCATCCCCTTTAACCTACCTTCTTAACCTACCTTCTTAACCTGTAACATCCGCACCATCCTCAACATTGAGTTATGACCTATTTATTCTCCTTTTCCTTTTCTCTTTCTTCATATATACTATCGACTAATAAGTCCGCAGAAGTCTGAACTATTTCAGCATATACTAAGGCTCTCTTTAAGTTTGATTTAGACACGAAAGATACAACATTCTTCATTTGTCCTTCAATATTCTTAATCTGCTCATTAATCATACTTAAATCTGCAACCTTACTTTTAGATGCTTGCGAAACTTTCCCCATATTGCTTACTTCTTTTAAATCTGATACAAACTTGTCCACATCATAATTCATTTTTTTACTTCCCTTCTGTTTTTAATAATGGGTTTTTAACCTCGGCCAAGGCTTTGGCCGATAATCCTTTCAATTTTTTCAAGATGATCTCTTCCCATCCTGATAATTCAATTGAAATCTCACTGAAAATATTATTAATTTGTATTGTATCCAAGCCTTGCCTGGAAATAACATCATGAATCAATTCCATAAACCATCCGAATACAGCTTGAAATTTAGCAGAATTCGGATTAATATCATCGGATATCTCCATATCTCTTTTCTTAATGATCACATTACAAATTTCTTTTATTGAACTCATAGCCTTTGAGGCTACCGCAGCCCTATCTAAATCCGGAAAATCACTAGTGAGCTCTTGAAAGATATAGGGTACTATTGTAGCATTCATCTTAAGAACCTCATCCATTTTGTCCTGAAATGAGGTATCTTTTTCTTGAATATTCAACAAGAAATCTTTAAATATTTGTCTATCTTTTTCAATTTCCTCCAAAGACATATTTGGAGACTCCGGAAATTTATTAGGCTTGTTCCCTTTAAGGACTTTTATATTATCTCTATTTTCTTTCATAACGTGTTACCTGTAGCTGAACTCAATATTGCCGCCACCCTTATTTCCCATCTGTCTTGGTAAGGAATCCTCTAAAAGCATATAATTCATAATACCTAAAATCTCGTGAATTCTCCGTCTTGGAAAACCCTCTTCCGATAATTTATTGACAATCATCTCTTGGTCAACAACGTTATGCTCAATCAAGTATTGAGATATAGTCTTATTCGCAAGATCCTGAAGCTTTATATTGATTGAATTATTATCCGTAAAATCAAAACTAGTTCCTCCTAAAGAATCGGAATCATCTAAGGTCAAATCGGCCTCCACCGATTGAGTATCTAACATACTATCCTGAAAATCCATACTCCCCGGATTTAATCCATCTTCTTCTAAGGATCGAGATTTCTGAGTTTGATTCAGAATATCTAAATTATCCTGAACACTCTTATCTTTTACTGATTCTGCTAAATTGTATATCAAATTTACGATAGGAGAATCCTCACGTAATCCAATTTTAAAATCTCCAAGGAAAGGATATAAGGTTTTCTTAAAAAATTGAGGAGATATCTTTAATTTAAGATTTCCACCCTCTATTGCAAACTTACCCTCAGGTAACATCTTCAATAATTTTGAATACCATTTAATAGCCGGATTAAATAACACTGCTTGCATATAAGACCCTGTAAACCCCTTAAAAAAATCCTCGGATACTACATCAGTAGCATAAGGAGATTCTCCCGTTAAAGCCAGAATAGTATTTATATCATCTTGAGCCAATAGAGATATAAATAAATCCTCAATCTCTTCTGATAACTGTTCGGGACTCTTCTCTCTGATTGGGGAATCAATATTAATCTCATCCCCATACTCTAGCTCCATAAAGTCACTATCCATATTAGGCTCATCTGAATCAAGAGATAGTAAATTATCCTCAACCTCAAATGGATCTAAAGATATCTCATCTAAAATAAATTCACCCATAACCTATCTCTCCTCTACCATACTCTCTGAATTGAAACTGTATTTCCACCCGCCATAGGCTTAATAACCCACAAAGGAATCTTCGTTTTTATTATTAAATCCTCATCGGGCTCATAGTCTAGCAAATCCTCAGAAAATTTTAAATCTATCCCAGGATTACTCTCCGATAATAAATCTTTCATACTAAATGCCAAATGAGGCCGCGACAACTTAACCTGGTATCCTCCACCGACTTGAGTTATTCTTGCATTGCAATCTTTAGATTTTAGATTATCAAAATTTAACAGATTACTTCTAACCTCATCCTCAAATTTATCAGAACCAAAACTGAATGCTTCGTGCTTCTTAGATCTAAAACATTTATCCGTGGAATTAAAAAAACATTTTTCAAAAATAGAATCATAACTCATAGCATACCTCATAAAATGAATTCATCAAGGATCAAAGATTTACTCCTAACCTCATCATTCTTCTTACATAAGAAATTAATAATATTGGCCTTGTTATTGATGAATCTAAAATAATCCAAGTAGGTCAAAGCCAAGCACCTTTTCTTTTCGATGTTCATAAGGTCTTTATTAAATCTATCATTTTTCAACACAAGATGATTCTCAATCACTCTCTCTAAATATTCCAAAATATCCTTAAATTTATTAGCCACCCCGGACTGAGAAGCTTGAACAAAATACTTAACCCTATTCTGAGCCAACTCAAAATAGTAGAAATATGCGAATTCAAACATATCCTCAGGAAACAAAAATTCTAAATCTCTTCTAACTTGAATAGGATTTAAAGAAGGAGCACGTAACAAGAAATTTATCCTATTAGTGATATATCGTATCCTACGAGACACCGCAGATTGAGAGATATTAAATACTCTCTTTATTTGTTCCTGAGACAATCCATCAATATAATAAAATTTGGCTATGTTATAGTCTATCGGGGATAATAAAGTTAAATACTTAGATATGAAAGAATAAGAATTTTTAAACAAATTCTTAAAAATACTTCTGCTATTTGGAGCCACCACCTTAGAGGATACACTACTAAAAAAATCGGGATTATCCTCATACGAAAATTGCGCATTACTTTCCATACTCTCCTCCTCGAATTACCTTGATATTAGACTTCCTAATAAAATCTTTTCGTTCCTCCTTAGCTTTATATTCATCTAAAGCTTTTCTCATCCACCTATAAAACTCTATACGCTCCTCCTCAAGTTCTATGCACTCCTCTTCAGTCATATTCGAGGGTGTATCAACCCACCATGTTTTAGAGTATCCATTATCTAGGCAGTCTTCCCATATCAATATAGGTTCTGGTTTAAAATCATGACATATTACTTTCGACATATCACCACCCCCCTCTAAATATCCTATAGCTTCTATCAAATAATTCTAACTCCTTATAAAATGAGAACTCCTCCAATAATTCAATAGCTCTCTCTTGATTACAGATATTGGAATAATCATCTAGATTAGTCTTGCCTTTGAATATATTGGTATTTATAGTGAGTAGGTTATAATTCTTATCCATCTGACCACTCTCCACAAAGCTCTTGAATCTTTTATTTTGCATCAATCTTATTTTGACATCATTGAAATTATCCAAATCATTTATGATATCCAAATAATGTTGCTTCTTTACGCGAGAACACTTTATCCCATTATCTAAATTATACAGATTCACAGAATATATATTATCGCTTTTATCACCCTTAAGAGATCGCACCCAATTAATCTTACGTATCTCATTTATTTCAAACTTATCCAAGGCTTCCCTCATTGTTATCTTATTGGATATGCCTCGAAATTCTACACGAGGTACGTACAAGTTGACTACATCCGACACTAAGGAATAAAAATCCGTATCCACTGATTGAATAAAGATATGATTGTACTCTAAATCATGCTCTAAAAAGTGGGCCACGGAGCCCACGACATCATCCCCTTCGGAATCCAGGATATGATACGCATTAAACCCTAAGGAGCTTGCCATAGCTTTAGTCCATCTTCTATTATTTTTGAAATCTTGTTTGACTTGATCCGTTTTCTGAACTCTATTTTTCTTATAGTCTGGATTAGCTTCAAATTTAACTTTATCGTATCCGTCAAACACTAGATGAATTTCGTACTCAGGATATAACTCCTTCAATTTCAATAAAGAAAAATACATCCCATAAGCACCACCCACAAAAGTATGATCTTTAGCAGTATATAGATTACCAAACCCAAACATATTTCTCCACAATGTATTATCTCCATCTATCACGATAGCATTTTTCATATCTCTCTCCCTATATATATCAATATAACTCGTAAATTGAGCTTCTTTCTCTAATAAAAACTTGTTTTCAAATGGGGTCACCTTGGATATAGGCAACTTAATTCTCTTATTCCCCCCCATAACCTCATACTCACCAATCATATTTTCCTCATCTCGACTGACTGCTTGAACAACTAAATTTTTGAGAGGATGGAGTTTACATATCTTATAATACTCCCCGATAACTATAGAGTCTTGAATATCTTTTATACAGCTATCAATGAGATTTTGAATTTCATTCCCGGATATCTCCCCCAACTCCGTAAAACTCATTTGCTTATATTTCTCATATAGCTGAGCAAATATCTTAGAATCATATTTAGACTTCTCTAGATATATGTAGGAATCAAGTACATTTTTGAGCTCTTCAGACAAATTGGAGACCTCCAGATAAGGGATATCAAAATTAAAAACCTTCTTAATCTTCTTTAGAAATGAGACATTGTTCCTAAAAGATATAGATACGTAAATCAAAATATATGTCTTATCTCTCTCAATAGCCATATTAAACCCTCCCTATCTTCATATGTTCTTTATCTTTAAATTTGAAATTATGTGCAGTAAGTGAATGGGTATATAACTTAGAACTGGTTTGAGTACTTGAAGTTGTTTTATTTTTATCCTCAAACCCCTCAATGAATTTCCTACCCTTAACATTTGATGCGCCAATCTTGCTACCAACCATACTACCTGCCCCAATGGAAGAACTATCCTCGAATACTTTTAATGATATTCTATGAATACTATTAAAAAACCCTATAATGAAAGAATATAGTTCTAAATTTGATCTTACATTGACCCCCTTAAAAAGTTCAAGTATCTTATCAAACAAAGTATCCACATCTACCCTCAAAGAGTTAGATAATTCTTTGGCCACCCCAAAAATTATCTCGATATCCTTAGAAGGTATAGAATGAAATATAGGATCTATATTCAATTTGATATTCCTACATTTTAGCATATAAATGTAAATTACAAAGGAATTCAAAATACCCAAAACCCTAGTAGCATCTTCCCCCCAATTATCCAGAATTAAAAATATAGGGGATATATCTCCACCACTTAATAATTGGAATACAATACCCTCAATATGCTGTATATACCCAAGATTAAATAATTGTAAAGCATTTTCCTCAGTCACACCTCCAAACAAAAAACATTGCTCTAAATTCTTTAATAGATCTCTAGCGTGCCCTTTGGAGATTGAAATTATAATCTCCAAAGCCGCATTCTCATAAGGTATATTTTCTTTGGTGCAAATATCTACTAGATGATTCTTAGCTAACTCATCCTGTAGTAAAGAAACCTGTCTGGAATGACATCGTGATTGTATAGTTTTAGGTACTTTGTTATATTCCGTAGTGGTAAAAATGAATACTAAATAAGAGGGTGGCTCCTCCGTTATCTTTAGTAGAGTATCCCATGCTGATCGAGATAGATTTTGACACTCATCAATAATAATGACTCTATATCTCCCCAAGATAGGAGGCGAACTTATAATCTCAATCAAATCTTGTATTTTATCTTTTTTACCTTGCGTAGCTCCATCCACTTCAATGAAATCCGAATAAGAGTTGTTGAAAAATTGAACACAATGTTCACATTCGTTACAAGGAGACCCTGAATTCGTGGCCTTTAAGCAATTTAAAGCCCTAGCATATATCCTGGCTGAGGAGGTCTTAGATGCTCCAAAAGGGCCATGTAATATAATATTCTTTCCTATATATCCCAACTTAATGAAATTGGATAACAATCGGTTATTTATATCTTGCCCCAAAATATCTTCAAAACGGATAGGACGGTATTTTTGAACTAAAGACTCACTCATAATAACCCCTATCTGATCACAGCATTGCTACGAACTCATATAATAATGTTGTGAAATTATTTGAATTTAACAATGATTCATATATTGCAAGTAACATGCCTACTCGAAATAATTTATGTAACTTTATATCCTTGAATTTCCCTAAATACTTCCTATAATAAACGTTCAGAGTATTTAAGTAATCCTCCGAAGGGCCATATTCAACATTAATATATAGAAAATCCTTGTATACCTTCATAAACCGATACGATATTAATTCGACACTAAATTCCTCAATCGTATTAAGTTCTAAGAGATACTTATATAATCTATCCTTTGATATCTTGGACCCCGTAGCTAGAACATTAAATACTAGATCATATAGAATGAAATTATCTTGCTTAGATACATTATTTATCAAAAGATTAGACAAAACAGCATCAAATTTATCATTATTCAAAGCCACAAATAGGCACTCCTCACATAAGGATATGATCTCAAATATATCCAACTCCTTAGACTTTAATATTTGACCGATAGACTTATACATTGTATCAGAATTTTTTACCTTTGTCAAATCAAATGCATTTTTATTTCTAAAACTAATATAATCTAAAAATATAGAAGCAGATAATTTTTCAGGAGGAGCCTCCTCAATCAGAGAGGATTTATCTTTAAACTCAATAAAATTCTTAGAATTATTCAACCCATCGAATGAATCCTGCAACCCAAATACCACAAATCTGTTCTCTAATCTCTCCGCCACAAAATCCAGACAAAATTTATCAAACTCCGCCACCCAGGATTTAGATACTCCCTTAAATTTCTCTAAATCTATCAAGATTAGCGACTCCCCAAATAATGATAATCCATTACAAGAATCCAGAAAGGAAGAGTAATCCGCCTCATTGAGTAGAATTCCTCGGAAATCAAAAACAGATTTTATTTTCTCCGTAACCTCAAATTTGAACGCTGAAGAGATGTAAGAGTAAATTATACATCTCTTGAATGAATTGCGATTAGACATTATGAATTCCAAATCTATCATCCTTTACCCCTCAATAGTTAATCGTGCAATATTTATCAGATTTAGAAATAAGAATAATTGATTGGACTTAGATATACGATATTGCTTCGGAGAATCAAGATACCCAAAGAAGCATTTAGCAAATTTAGGTATCACCTTTTCTTGAATATGCTGCTTAAAGTATTGTACCTTGATAGTATCCTTGTTAAGATCGCAGAATTCATATATCTTATCTAAATAATATTCCATGAAGAATAACAATGCCTCTCCCAGTTGATCCTCGGAATCTAAAATATCCAACAAATATTTTACCTCTTTTGTTATCGTATAGGCATTAGCCCTCTCTACAAATATAGATTTGAATTTATCCTCAAATCTATATTTACTATATACCATAACTTGATCTAGACTTTTGAAATTATATTTATCCAGATTAGATAATTGATTTTCTGTAGTAGATGATAGTGATAGGATGAATCTCAAATTATCCTTAGATAAGGGATTACAATGTATAATATTCAGCCTCGACATTAAAGTTTGAGGGGCCTTATTTGCATTCAAACACGTTGCAAATATTTTCAAATATTTAGGGGACTCCTCAAATATCTTTAACAAAATATCCGTTTTTCTATTAGAAATTAAATGCAAATCTGGCACAATCAAAAATTTATAATTGTATTCCTTCGGGTAAGAATAAACAAATACCTCTAAATATCCTCTAATGGCTTCAATATCCTCCTTATTGTCTAAAACAAACATATCCACCAAAGTATTATTAGATATGGAATTACACACCTTACAGGAACAATCTTGAGTATAATCCTCTCTCGTGTTTAGAAAAGGATTATACTCAGAGCACAAACAATCTCGTATGAATTCTTTAATATAGTATATCTTACCTATACCGGCTATACCCTCCAGGCACGTTGGGTTCAGTTTTTTCAACGTGCCCTCAAAATGATCCTTATGTAATAATTTATGAAAAATACTTGATAGCATACTATGAGTGTGTATTAACATATTTTATATCCCCTCCGGCAAATCATTCAAAGGTCTATTCAGATTATACTCTACCAAAAGATGTAATAGAGTATAACCCCTCATATCCTTCAATGGATTCTATTTCCTCTCCTATTTGTAATATTAAATCTTCCATATCATCTATACCTCAAAGGGTAATCGCTCACAGAAGAAATTGCTTGCTGAAAAATGGCCTCCCCCACCAAATTTCTGAGCTATTTTAGCACAATCAACTTTTCCAGCATCCTCATCTCCGTTATACAAAGACACACTCCACCCACCTGATTTCCTATAAAATACCATCATAGCATCCCATTTATTCGGATCAAAGAATTTCTCCAACGCATTAGAATTGTCTAAATATGTGTTGACTGCTAAAAATTTATATCCCTCCAAATTAACACATACAGCATTATCTCGCACAAAGTTAGCATTTCTACCCTCTACAAACTTCTCAATTGGCCCGCCCTCCTCGATGATTGAATCAATTAAGGATTCCTCATTTAAAAAATCAAACTCACTATCTCCATCAATATCTGTAAATAGATCCACCCAAAATTCAAAATTACCACTGGGATCTGTATCCTTTGTCCTCATTGCATATTGAAAAGGTAAAATTGTATCATCTATATAATCGTGAGTGTCATATCTCCCTAATAAACTGACTACCCTTGGCATCGGATCATGAGGGAAGATATATTTCCAAGCTAATTCGCACCCCGCAAATTTTTCTTCCTTGTCTCTAATGCCTAATATATCATTCTCAATACTTTTGAGTTTGTCTATAGCCCCAATATGGTGGTCAATCCAATATAGGGATTGAGATTCCGCTAACGCTCTTTTCATATCTTCCAATTCAAATGAGAAATCCACTATACAAACGTCATTATTCTTTATAATTCCCCAGGGAATCTCATCCCCATAAGTCATCTCATATGTTTTGGCATCCGGGTACTTATATTTTACTATTGCCGCAGCACATTGCCCGTCAAGGTCATAATGATGGATAATTATCATAATTCTATCCTCTCTAATCTAAATAATTTATTAATTCAATAACCCCTAATTCAACAATCTTATTGATTTGATACTTCGTTAGAGCTTTAAATACAATTCTACAATCCCCGCATCTTAAAGCTCTCTTATACTCTACTACTTTCTCAGGCTTCTCCTCTCGATCTCTATAAACATTATCAATTTGACTTCGTGTATCCCCCTCAAAAAACGTATTAGTTAGGTACAAATAATTTTTACCATTCATAATTTATTTCTCCGAAGGGGTATTTGATTTCATTTTATCATGTACCCAATCTATAAGCCCTAACAGGTCGGATTTCGGATCACAAACTTCAAAATCTTCTAATAGCTTTAGCATATTCTCCGCCAAATTGATTTGATCTTTTATATCCTCTATTTCATGCTCCTTATTAGATACTGTCTGATCCATAGCCATACCCACCAAATTATATTTACTATTATCCTTCTTATACTTTATGTATGGTTTTAGGCTCTTGATTAATTTGACGGACTCCTCTAAATCATATATGGATCTCTCGTAATCTATAACTTCCTTATTCACCTGCTCCTTAATTCTTTGGATCAACTTGAATGCATAAGCATTCTGTTCTGGATTATCCTCCTCATCATACTCAAAATCATAATATATCTTCTCTAAACCCTCTGAAAATAGGGCCACTATATTCTGCTCCGCCTCCGTCAATTCGATCTCACTCTCAGCATCCAATTCGGACCATTTACCCAGATCATATAGAGTTCTTTTCTTATCGTCACTGAGTATCGAGTAAGCCACACTGATATTTTTGAATTTATCTATATCCCCCGTATCGGAATTATCAGGATGATATTTTTTACTCATAGCTCGATAGGCCTTTTTGATATCCTTCTTACTTGCATTATTCTCCACCCCTAACACAATATAACAATTAAAATTTAATATCATAATATTGTCCTATCCTTAATTATTCGGGTAAAGGTTCGTTGGTGAAGCCTAAATTCTCTAATCTACTCTTTAAACGAGCGTCCCACTCATCCTCAAAAATTTTAGCCTTATGTTTAATCTCTTCTATCCTATCCGAATCAAAATGAGACTCATCTTTAAAATCAAAGACGCAACCATTAGGATCTTCTCTTCTATCAACTATATCAAATACCCCCTCTGACCCATCCTCATTTGTAATGACAACTAGAGATAACCCTAAAGGATGAAAGAATCTTCTATTGGCTTCTTGTAAATACCCTCGTTTACAAAAATCTAAAGGTTTTATGCGGTTAAAATCTAAAGTACTATACACACTATTACTCATGATTTGATCCTCCCCGGAATAGGTTCCACCCAAAATCCTACCCCATCTATTCTTTTCATCTTACGAAATTTAATCTCCCCCTCAATAAAATCAAAACTCTTCTGAAATTTTTCAACCTGCTCCTCGTTAGAATATTGGGGATTGGCTATATCATAGGAAATTCCTTCAGGATCTCCTCGATAATCCCAAATTCTTCCTAATGACTCCGTGCCATCCTCCTCAATACTTATCTCTAGAGCTAAACCTAAGGGGTGTAGAAATCTCCTATTCAATTCTTGGAGATACCCTTTCTCCCGAAATTCTTTAGCGTCCATAACATTGATATTTTCGAACATCAATTCTCCTTTTTTAATCTTTATACTGATTTAAAGCTCGTTTAAAAACATCCAATCCCCTACCTGACAATGATTTCAATTCCCCATCGATATAGCAGGTACCTGTAGATACATAATAATTTACTCTTCCAACTTTAATATGATTAGGATTGCATATTCTATACTCAACCCCTAACCCTTTAAGCAAATTCTTTACTTTAACAATCTTATCCCCCTGACTATTCTCAGAAGGAGTGTACCTCTTATCCTCTTTTTGCTTAAAATTCAATAATCTATTCATACGATATCCCATTGATAATATAATTTATTTTTACACTCGTTGACATACTCAAATTTCTTTAGATCCCCCCAGGATTTATCCGATATGGACCAATCCACCTTCATACTAATCTCAAAACCATCATGTGTTATAATTGGAGTAGCATACTCATCCACAGCTCTCAGAATATAATCTAAGTTTTCAGTATCAGCCAAAAAACTAAGGGAGTCAAACAAAGGAATATATTGAGTTGTCTTTTCCCTTAATAAAGCATTACTAAAAATTTTTGAGCATACCGACTTTAATAGAAGCCCCACAGAATTTTGACCAAAAGTATTTATACACAAACGGCCTTGCTTAGTGTATAATAATTTATCAGGATCACAATCCGCAGTGACATATTTTGGGATAGGTATAAATTTTTTAGCCCCCATGAAATATGTCATATACCCCGCATTATCCCTCCAATCCAGAACCGATTTCTTAACCCAATTAAACAAACAGAAGAAGGTGCTCTGATATTTATCTAGCATATCTGAGACCTGATCCTCATTCAAATCAGGTCTCTTCTTCAGGATATTTGCCATAGTGATCTTGGCATTAAATCCCGAATATATCAAATTAAAACTTATCGCCTTAGCTATCTCCCGATTAGTTGGATTTACATCCTCAATAGAAATGTTATCCAGCAAACTTGCAACATAGCTATGAAAATCCTGAGAATATAAGGCCTGTTTCAATACACTATCCTTACTAAATAAACATAAGAAATACATTTCAGCTTGCTTCCAATCAAAAGAAAGCCAAATCTTAGTAGGATATGTTTTTCTATCCTCCCCCATAATTTACACCTCCTTTGACATATATCTATTAGCTCGCATTCTCTTAGCATAGGCTAGTTTCACCTCTAAATATTTGATAGCCTCTCTAGGGTTAACATTTATAATCTCTTCTAAATGTCTAATGCAATCATGACAATCATCACATAACCCTGAAACATTAGCCTTTTCCCCACAAAATCTACATTTCTTATCCATAATACTACTCCTTCAAATTGTCTAAAATTTTTCGTATATCATCCTTTAGATGATCCTCAAAAATCAAATGGCTTCTTGGAATTACAAAAGCCTTCCTAACCTTCTTATTAGCACTTAGAGGAATACTCTCTTTAGCCACTGGATAAATTCGCTCAACATTGTCAAACCCCACCATATTATATTTTATATTAGCTCTATCCCATTCATCCGAATACCCATATTTTCTATTAGAATGGACATAGGAACCCACATTCTTAAAGCTATTTAATAAGTTTGTATCCGAACGAAATTTAATGACCTCTTGAGCTATTGGATTTCTCATTTTATCCAAAGCATCAGCATTTATACTCGGCAACTTATCCGCAGCCGTTCTATGTTTCTCCTTCAGAACATTGAAGAATAAGTTGATCATTAAATTCCTTGAATCCATGTTCCATTTAGGTACTTTCTTCTTAACCTCATCTATCTTAACATTCTTTAGAGGCTCCTCCTTAAATGCATCCTTCAAATCAGCTAAAGTTTTCTTGGCCATAATCATACCCCCGCTGAGATTGATTTCATGTTATCCTCCGAAACTGCCCACCCCATAAAAGTTCTAACTTTGTCCATGAGCTCTTTCTCTTTTGATTCAAGTTCCGTGCCAAATTGCTTTATGAAAACATCCAGATAATTCTTATCTACATAATATCCTTTTGAAGTAGATGTTTCAGCTAATAGCAGCATGGTATTGAACTGGGAGTCTAGATTGAATCGTACTAAATTTCCATTGCCAATCAACTCATAATATTTGTTGAACAAAATCTCCGCCAAATGAACCACAAATATTGAATCATTGACCGCGTAATCAAATGCTTCTTTACTTGAAGTGATATCAATATCCGAGAAATCATAATGATCTTCCGGAAATCCCAATAGACCCATTAATTTTAGATATGTCATAACCTCATTATACTTGATCAACCCAAACTCCAAAGAAAGCTCCTTCAAACCCAGATTAATGAACTGGAGCATATTCGCTAATGTATAGGTACAGAATACCTTATTGAACTTGTACCCTAATTTATTCATTAACAAGAAATCATATACCCCATTATGCACCGTAATTAAGGAAGTATCAAATAATAATTGGAGGCTGGATTTTATATCACTTAAAAAAACATTATATGATATAGTTGTCTCTATATGATGTATGGGCACATAACAAGCTTTAGATAGAGTTCTATTATATAAGGAAAATCCCACCAACTCAGTATCCGGAAAAATCTTACCATTAGTCTCAAGATCAAACCCTAGAGTAGATCCTCCTTGAACTTTACTTAATTCCAAGATTTCCTCGGCCCATGAATTAAAATCATTCTTTGAGGTTATCAAACTTTTATTTATACTACTCAAATTTATCATTTAATTATTCTCCCAACTCTATATCCGACAATAATTTCAGCTCATCCGCTATTTGATTTATTTGATTTAGCAACCTTGCTTTATTATTTGACAATATAATCCGATACTCATAGATATTCTTGTTATATTGGCTAATAGGAAGACACAATACCACCTCCATAGTTTTATTGAATACATGCATATGAGAGGCCAACTTTATCTGCCCCTCTGAAATTAAAAGCTTGTTCATCATAAATTCAAATAATGAATTCGGGATGTCTACAACAGAATACTTGCCTCCGTTATCAAATATTTCTTTTGTTGAGATATTTGATAATTTATCATAATCTCTAAATACCCTCTGCATATCATCTAAACTCATATTCCCCATAAGATTATCAAATATAGCATCCGGTGTTAACATTACACTTTTTTTAAAATTATCCATCATGATTAATCCTCCTTTAAAATTTTTATTATGTCTTCTATGTTACCCTCAATACCTGTTATATCTCCTGATAATCCTGATATGTTTCCATATAATCCTGATACATCACCATATAATTCTGTTATATCTCCTGATAATTCCGATGATATGGTTCCAGATAATTCTGGACATATAATCCCCTTAATACCTGTTATATCTCCTGATAATTCTGTTATATCTCCCGATAATTCTGATGATATGGTCCCCCTAATGTCTTGGAAATCACCGTAAATATTAGGGTGTAATCCTATAATACTATCGTGGACATTTTTTTGTAATCTTAAACTGAATCTCAATTGCGTAAATATTTTTTCTCTATTTGTCATGATTAATACTCCTCTAAAATTATTGGTAATTTTGATTCAAAATCTTTTATATTAACTAAAAAATCTTGGTACTCTAAATCAGTAAAACCCCTAGATTTAAATTCTTCATATCCTTCTTTTGTCTGCAAATCATAATACAAATAATCAAAGTTTTTCCTTAAACCTTTAGGCTCCAAATCCAATTTCAATAAATGAAAAGTTGGATAATTCGCCTTTTTACCAAATATAATCTTCATAACTCCTCGTATCCTTAATTATTCTATGGCCTCTATTATATCCACCCCTACCAAAAATATATCCTCTATGTTTCCCCGATTGAAATCAGATACCTCACATACTACATAACAAGGTATACCTAAATAAAGAAAAATAATTGAGGCCAAGACTATCACATATTTTTTATTTTTCTTTATAACATGTAAATATGGAAGACATTCCATATAAGCCGAATTATCACAAGCATATATATCCTCTAAGGCATGAATAAAAATCTTACTTAACAAAGAATCTTTATATATCCAACGTACTTCGCCTCCGGATTTCTTAATTTGATTTAGAACCTCCCTCCATAATGATGATTCCTTAAATAAATGAAAGATCTGAACATTTGCATTTCGCCTACCCCCTGAAGGTAGAGTTATACAAATATCTTTGAGTGGTGCAACCTTTAACTCGAAATTCTCTTGATTAGGTTCATTATAATAATATTGTTTCACATATGGCTCCGAAGGTTTAATGGCCTCTGAAATTACGTTCTCATCAGAAGACTCAAGTTTAGATGGATTTTTTACTATATTATCCACCTCCTCCTTGAGAATAGCGGATTCCATATCATATTCTTTTTCCGATGAGGAATCCAAACCTAAGAAAGATAGATCTATATCATCCATTGATTCAATGATTTCCCCCTCAGGTTTTGGAGTAGGTTTTGGAGTAGGTTTTGGAGTAGGTTTTGGAGTAGGTTTTGGAGTAGGTTTTGATTTAACTTTCTTTAATAATTTATCAGTCTTTAATGAGGCTGCTTTAGATTGTTCCGCAAGTAAAGCATCAAAAGATTCATCTTTCTTCCCCATCTTAGGAATAGATTTAATAGTTACTGCATTACTTGTGACAGCTCCTTTGCTATCGAACCGAGAAATAGATCTTTTAGGATCTCCCATAATTTATTTCCTTTCCTTCTTATATTCAATCTCTGAACTAAGATCATAAGGATTGATAATCAAGATATCAGCCCTATTGTTGAATAACTGAACAGCAGCCCTCCATTTAAGGCCGCAATCTTGAGCATACTTAACTTCTCTAAGATATACTTCTTCCGGATTATCTCCATATCTTATCTTTAAATCAATCTCCCCCCCTACTAAATGATTAGGATTACAATAATATATATCATAATATGTACCTTTATTATATTGCATAGACCCTAATAATTGACAATGCCTACAAGTATTCCCCCAACCTTGAACATTTATCTTTAATTTATCTACATCCATGTAGATTGATATTCTTGGATACTCTACTATATGCAAAAATGGCGCTGAAGAACGCATTTTTCTATATCCATCTAGAACAATTCCCAACATCTTAAGTTTGGTATCATGATTCCACTCCATACCCTCAAATTTGCCTTGAAATTCTCTATCTATATATCCATTGATATAATTAACCCCCAATTGAAATACTTGCTCTCTACCTTTTTCTTGACTCATAATTATTAACTCCTTAATTTATCTGATTCTTAGGTATATTTGGGGCGTCTTTACTTTGTGCCTGCAACAATATAGCACCCACTATATGGCAAATAGTTAAATAGACGGACACCTTAGACTCCTGGGACAAAGTACCCCAATTATTTTTCACAGACTCTGGCATATATGAACTTAAAATGGAGGATTCTACTAAAAAACCCAGATCTTCCAAGTCCTCACAAAATCTTTCATATATCTCTGAGGCCTCAACTTCAGAATACATATCAAATATAACACTCTTGATTTCTTCCTTCATCTTTTCTATATTTTTATTTTCCATTATTATTTACTCCGTTAATTTAAATCATCGCACATCAACTCAGATAGGTTACTCATTCGATACAACAAAAATTCTTTGTTATTACGCTCAGGATTATTGAAGCAATCCTCAAATAATGCTTTCAATACCGCCCCCACCAAAGGCCCTGGTAAAATATGAAGAATATTCATAACATCTTGACCGTTAACCGCCAAATCCTTTAATGAGAATACATTTTTCTCCTTGAGTATATCATGGATCAATCCCACTCTATCGTAAATCTCTCTGAAGGTATAATTGAAGCTCTTTCGATTCCCCTTTCTATCCGCTATCCGCAATTTGAACCAATCTTTATAATTAATATTCTTCTCTTTCAATTTCCTTATAAATTTCTTTACTGCTTTTTTGGTGAAATCCTCTTTCAAGGAGGTCATATGCAGTAACACCAGATTAGAGATATAAGCCTCATCCTCATTGCTGAACTTCAGATCCTTTAACTCCTTGGTTGCTAGTTTTGCCCCCGTTACGGGATGATTCCTAAATCTCAAAGCATTTGTTTCCGCTGCAATCTCAGCACAAGGAGGCTTACCAATATCATGCAAATACCCGGCCAACTTCAATCTCCAATTTTTTGTGGTAATAGCATCTCCCACCTCCATACAATGATCAAATACCGTTTCGGCATGATGCGGGCCGCCATCTTGATTCACACAATCCTCTAAGGAAGGAAAGATATATTGTAAAGCTCCAATAGCATGTAGAGCCTTGAAGAACATTGAAGCTCTTTTGATACTCATAGCCTTTTTTATTTCCAACATGATCTTTTCTTTGGAAATATTGTTCACTAAATGAGCATTCCTCTTTAAGGCCTCTAAAGTGTCTATATCAAAGCTCCCATTTAATACGGCAACAAATCTACAAGCTCTCAAAATCCTCGCATTAGATTCCTGAATTCTCCTATCAGGTTTCCCCACAAAGGATAACTCTCTAAAAAGACAAGATGTATATCCACCGTACAAATCAACTATGTTTTGACCTATAGGATCAAATGCCATAGCATTGCAAGTAAAATCTCTTCTTGCTAAATCCTCCTCAATCGTTTGAACTCTCCGAACTTTACATTCCGTAGCCTTACCCGTGTTAAATACATCCTCCCTATATGTAGCAATCTCAACACCTCTTACCACAGTGATCAAAAATTGACCGTGACATTTGGCCTCAGGGAACATCTCCTTAATTTCCTCCGGAGAAGCATCCGTTACTAAATCAATATCTTTACATCCCATACCTATCAAGGTATCTCTCACACACCCTCCAACAAGATATATATTATGGCAACCCTTCATAAACTCATCTAAGATATATATCAAATCAGGATTAGAGAACACTAATTTGTTTAAGTCATATTTGACTTTTTCTGGGATCATTATACTACCTCCTTTACATTATATTCGATTTAACTTCTCATAATTTTACATCCTTTGGTTTAGGGATAACTTTGATCACAAATTTTGTATTTTCAATGATGATATGTCTCTTCTTCATATTTTTTATTTGATATCCAAACCCCGTGGCTATTCTCTTTATGATATGCCTCAATTTAGAAACCTCTGATCCCGCATATATAGGGATTTCAACCACCTTCCTTTTGGATACCACTGCATTTTCAACAAAACTCATTAGAGATGATATGAATTGTTTACGCATCTCATTCATCCTGGAAATTTCCTGACTTCTTTTTTGTTCCGGGGTTAACTCCGGCTCTCTGTTCAAAATATCATCAAACATAATTTTACCTCCAATTTAAATTGTTCCTATATTCTCAATATAAAACATACCATCGAAATATATGCTTCTTATAGCTTCATATGCTAATTGTTTGGCAGAATTTATAGAATCTCCTATTGAGACAATTGAAAGTACTCTTCCACCTCCGGTTAATATTTTACCCTCTTCTCCAAAAATCGTACCTCCATGAAATATCTCAACAGATTTAAAAGATTCATTAAATGTCTCCAATCCAAATATCTCTTTATTTATGTCATAGCAATTAGGATACCCCTTAGATGCAGCAACTATACAAACCGATGGAGTATTTTTCCACAATATATCCACCTCATTTAAATTTTCATTTATTGTAGCTAAACATAATTTTAAAAAACTACTTTCAAGCCTTACTAATAATGCTTGCGTCTCAGGATCTCCTAATCTAACATTATATTCTAAAACAAAAGGCATACCTTCCTCATCAATCATTAACCCCAAATATAATACACCTTTATATTTATTCCCCGTCTCCAAATATATATTGTCTAATGTTGGTATTACTATATCTCTAAGTATATTATCGGATAACTTCCCACCCATTATTTCAGAGGGGCTATACGCACCCATTCCACCCGTATTCAACGTAATATTATTTACTCTCAATGCTTTATAGTCCACGGAAGTCTCCAATAATTTAATATTAACCCCATCCGTAACTACCATTAAAGATACTTCTTTTCCCTTTAAAAAATCTTCTATAACGATTTTTTTACCCGCATCACCTCCAAAATTTTTATACATCATTATTTTATTTATAGCATCAATACCTTCGGATTCATTATGGCATATAAAAACACCTTTGCCAGAGGCTAATCCGTCCGCTTTCACAACGTATGTGTTTTTAATAAATTTAATATATTTCTTTGCTTCTATCGGATCTTCAAATTGCTTAAAATCCGAAGTGGGTATGTTATGCCTCTGCATGAAAGATTTTGAAAAACATTTGCTGGACTCTAGTTGAGCAACTTCTTTGCAAGGCCCAAATATTTGCATCCCTCTTTCATTAAAGAAGTTCACCACTCCCAACGATAAAGGTAATTCCGGACCAATTATAGTTAAATCTATTTCCTCATATTTTGCTATATTATACAACTCAGAAATATTATTAATATCTCCTTTTATACATTTTGCAACCTTAGATATACCTGCATTCCCTGGAACACAAATTATTTTACTTACTTCAGAATCTTTCTTCAAAGCCCAAACCATAGCATGTTCTCTAGCCCCTGATCCTATCACCATTATATTCATTATAAATATACCTCCAACTTAAATTGTTAATTCCTTCTTTCTAATTTCTATCAATTCTAGTAGGCATTCAAAATCACGCTCTTTATATAAACTCCTCATAAATTCCTCCTTCTCCAGATTAACTTCATATGGCCTATCCTCAGGTAAAGTTTTATATTCAGAATTGAGCACATAATCCGGACACTTATCCGCTAATGTATTACCTATACCAAAGGGATAATCCAATAACTCACTTTCAGAATCACCACTCCACACAAAGACTTTAAGGTGTACCACACATCTCCTATTGAACTGACCTCTTAGTAAAATATGATCACAATCCCAACAAGACTTATGCCTGCTAGAACCCCATCTTGAACTATCCGGATAAATGAAAGGTTTATATTCCTTCATACTCCTATCTCCAATTGACTCCGTTTAAGATTAAATATAATGCTGACCCATATATCATAGATAATATAATATACCAAAAATATCTCTTAAGAATTTTTATCATCTAACTTCCTTTTATTCTTAAAATATGAGGGAATTAATTTAGAAGCCTGCAACACATCCGATATACAAAAATCAGGCTCTTTATTGCACATATGCAGATTTTGTAATTCACTTATAAGAAAGCAAGTCTTTATACCAAGACTAGAAGCTGCATTCATAGCTCTCCAACTCTCCCCGATCATCAAAGAATTATCTATATCAATATCCGGATAACTATCCAAAGCCCTTTGAATCAGGGTACTATTTGGCATAAGACATGCACAATCCTCTATGAAAACATGATTGCATTGATATATATGGTCTATTTGCCCTTTCTGATCCAAGATATTACAAACATACATCACATGTATGTTTGTAATATCTAAATCGGTATTTAAAGGGTAATCATATACCCCCACATCATTTTGATCCGATATCACAATAACTCTATAATCATGATCCTTAAATGATCTAAGCAATTCAAAAATATGAGGATTAAACTCAATATCCTCTTTCTTATTGACTGCTTCACTATTTATATTAATAACCCCATCTCTTTCTATAAAAATTGTAATCTTATTCAATTGATCTTATTCAATTGATCTTATTCCCCAAAAACACGATTAAATATCTCATCCACGTTAATAAGATAACTGGAATAATCAAATTGTTTCAGATCCTCCTCAGTTATCCAAGAATTTATTAATTTATTCTCCTTTAGTAGAGTTATGAAATTTTTATTTGATTGCATAGCCTCCATAGCCGTACTCTGAATTATTTTATATGCCACATCTCTTGCCATCCCCTTATTCACTAAAAATAATAGAACTTTTTGTGCTAATATGGTTGAGGAAGATAACTCCATATTCTTTTTCATCCTATCCTCATATACCACCATATTCCCCACAATATTGATCATCTTGGAAAGCATATGATCCAACAAAATGAAAGCGTCCGGAATTATTATCCTCTCAGCCGATGAATGGCTGATATCCCTCTCATGCTATAAAGCTACATTCTCCATCGCGGTTAAGGCATAGCCCCGAAGAACTCTCGCACATCCACATACATTCTCGGATCTTATGGGGTTCCTCTTTTGTGGCATAGCCGAGGAGCCTTTTTGGTTTTTTGTAAAAGGTTCCTCCACTTCATGAATCTCTGTTCGTGCCAAATGTCTAATTTCCGTTGCAAATTTTTCAAGAGAAGCCCCCACAATAGCCAATGCGGTGATACATTCAGCATGACGATCTCTTTGTAAGATCTGATTAGATATTTTGGGACACTCTAAACCTAGAATATCTAATGTAAACACTTCTAATTCCATTGGTATATGTGCATATGTACCCACTGCACCGGATATCTTACCACAACATATACTCTCCCAAACGGAATATATTCTTTGTAAACTTCTTTCAATCTCGGCATACCAACTTGCAAGTTTTAATCCAAAAGTTGTGGGCTCCGCGTGCATACCGTGAGATCGACCCATAATTATAGTATCCTTATATTGATATGCTCTCTTTTTGACCGCCTCCATTAAAGCTCGGATCTTACTCACTATGATACTTATAGATTGATTCATCCTCATAGCTAAAGAAGTATCTAAAATATCTGAGGATGTCAGCCCTTTATGTATAAATCTTGAGTTCTCAGGGCCTACATACTCAGATACATTAGTGAGAAATGCAATAACGTCATGTTTCACGTCTTTTTCAATTTCTTCAATTCTATTCGCATCAAAATTAGCTTTATCATAAATTTCATTGTATGTTTTCTGTGGTAGCTCCCCCAATTCAACCCAAGCTTTACATACCGCCAATTCAACCTCTAACCAGGTCTTATACATGTTCTCCTCAGTCCAGATATCCCCCATTTCTTTATGTGTATACCTATTAATCATTTTATTTATCTCCTTTTTTAATAGTCAAGGTTATTTCTTTCTTAGGATTAGATTGCAATTTAAATACCACAATGATTTTGACCCATCCTCTTGAATAAAGGGTCAAAGGGATATTAAACTCCAATAGGCTCCCATTCTTGATGTATTGATCTAAATAATCCCATATTGATGATCTTAAATCCGTGATAGATGAGGAATTATCTAAGATGTTCTTAATATCATTCCTTATACCCTCAACAATATTATTCTTCTTCTCAAAATCCCAATTAGATTTATTTCTAATTACTTCATTTATAATTTCCATTCTTATCCGCCTTAAAGATTAATCTTACTAGTTTTTAATCGCCATTCAAATCCAAGGCTTTTATCCGCCCTATCACAAAAACAATCATAGCACCAAACTCCGTCAGATCTACCTATAACTTTTAACCATACCTCATTTGGGATATCGTAATCATGGACATTTCTGCCACAATCTCTACATCTAGCGCACTCCTCAATTAGAGAATAAGTTTTTAGGAACTTTCGATTAATGTATTGCAGGATATTCCAAATATAAATTCTAAGGCATTTGATTAAATAATTATACATCTCTATTCCTCCAAAGGAAAGAGTAACGTTTTATTCTTACTAAACGCCCCCTTATCTTTTATCTTTATTATTTTGCTATCAATGACATTTCCTCCGATTTTGGCCTCGATACCATGCTTCTTGGCAAGCTCAATAACCTTATCAGGATCTTTTGTAACCACCGCAAACCCATTACCCATATTCCAAGTTCGGTAGGCTTCTTTACTTTTAACATCCCCTTTCTCCTGAAATTCTAACATAATATCAGGAGGCTCAAAGGGATCATTCAAATCAATACCTAATCCTGAAGGTTTCATCATCCTTCCTAATTTTCCAGGTAATCCACCCCCTGTAATATTCGCCATACCTTGAATATCAACCTTAATCTCTCCGTAAACACCCCCGGTCATTTCTATTATAGCTGGAGTATATATTCGAGAAGGAGTCAACATTTTTTCAAGATATCCTTCTCTATCCGTGACAAAAGCTCCATACTCTACTACAAATATTCTTCTTACCAAGGATATACCATTCGATCGAAAACCATCTTCTTTAAATAAAACTACACTATCGTCAACCTCAATATTTTTCCCCGATATTATTCGATCTTTATTAGCAAACCATACCACCCCAGCACCCCAATTCAAATTTAAAGGTCCAGACCCTTGGACTCTATTTCCAAGTTCCGCTACTTCCCCATTTATGATTTGGACATTTGCTACTTTTGCAGCTTCCACATAACCTTTGATCAAATCCTTTAACTGAGAATGATAATTCAAAGGGATATGATTCAGATCTATGATTGACCCCATTAGCACTGGCTCTGCCCCCCGAATTATAGCATCGTCACACACCATGGCAACAAGATCATAACCTATGGTTGAAAAATCTCCCAAAGCTTCCGCAATATTAACCTTCGTGCCAATCCCATCAAAATTCATACCCATTACAACATTATCCAGATTTGAAATATCCACATATCTCAATCCCGAAAAATCATCAAGAGGTGTGATCATTTTTCTCCACCCCGAATCTACCCAAGTGGATTGTATAGCTTTGTAAATATACTTTGAAAAATCATCCCCCGCCTCAATATTCACACCTGATTCTTTATATGTTGTCATCTATATCCCCTCCTTGAAAAAATTAATTCCTTTTATTTCTTCTTCTCCCTCTAGAAAATTGACGCCTTTTATCTTTCGTATAGCCTCAGAAATTAAATACCTTATCCAATCGGAGTCTGTCACAGTTAATAAGGCCGGATCTTCGGACATAATGAAATCAGATATCTTTTCTATATCCTCCAAAGTCAACACCGTAGCCGTCTTAGGCTCTCCCCAAGTACAAACATACGCTAAAACATATTTCTCATCCGTGACATAAATCTTATTACTCTCCTCCTGAGAAAATCTCAATTTTGATGTATCCTTGAAATACTCTCTTATGGAGTCAAGCAAATTTGAGGAATTACATATTTCTACTGTCCCATGATTGACCCCATTTACAACTTTTGTTATTACATAATCTTTAACTTGCATTTTTCATGCCTCCGAGATACGAGGAAAATATCCCATTTCCTCGTATCTTCCTCAAGGTTAACTTTAATTTTGCTTTAATTCAGCCGTTTTCTCAGTAATATTTCATAAAGCTCGATTCAAGGATGTATTCCTATCTTTTCCTTATTTAGCATTTATTATTACTCCCCCTTTAAAATATTTAATTATTCTATACTATATATTCGATTCTAAGAAGAAAAATTTTACACCCTATTTAAAAATTATTTTTAGAGTATACTACATCCACATGAAATAGGGTTATTTTTAGTGTAACCTGCTCCCACATGAAATTCAGAAAATATTCCTTCCGGATCTCCTAGTGACAACATGACACTTATAGAGGTAATAGGGCTTGGATACACAATCAATTCCATTAATCGGAAATCCTGGATGATATTATCCTCTACTAACTCCTCAAGATAATTTATGATATCCTCCTCAAATTCTTCTTTTACCCCAATACCCTGCTCCATTAATTCATATATCTCCTTTGCGAATTTATATAATTTACTCTGAATATCCTCCATTAATGTCTTTCGCTTGAGATCCTCATTATTTCCCCCCATCAATTAACTCCTTTATACTTTTAGTATTCTCAATGTACACCTTACACATATCTCCCAACCCTTTTCGAACTTCAAGATCATTAAGTGTATGGCCATTAATTGTTATATTTGATTCAGCCATTTTTATTCCCCCCTCTGGGATCTCCATTATTCGACATAGTACTTCACATCGAGCCTCATCCAACTCAGATATCTGTGGTATAGTTAACATCCGCACATTCTTTTTCGTGAGGATGTCTGATTGTAAATCAATCAATGCCTCTAATTGAATGGGAGTTAAATCCGATATATGCCTATCAACAAACACCTTCAGTTGATCCCTTCCCACAAATCTGAAAAACTCACAACTCATATATTTCACTTGTTCCGAATTGAAAAAACCTATTTGGAATGGGGATAGAGCTTTAATTTCATGTACGGAGAGATGCTCTACCTCCGTACATGTTAACTGTCTAATCTCCTTAGAGGTTAGGTATTTAATATATCTTATTTCAGCTTCTTGAATCAATTTTTCCTTTCCGGTCATTCTATTCTCCTTTATCTTAGAATTTGAGGATTTTGTTTAGAATCCAAGCTCATTTCATATTTCTCATCATCCACACTTAACCAATTAAGCCCCCTCAAAGGGATACTCCTCCAACCATGGCTCTCTAAATCATAAACCTTCAGATAAGTTTTATCCTTCTCCTCCATAGGGTCTACTTCCTTCTCTGAATCGTCAGGATGATGAAATTCTGGGATACGATCAAAATCCAAAGTGCAATTCATTACTCGATCATCGCCATTCTTCTTTACAAATGCTACCTTGATATTCTTTTTGGATCGAACATGATCAATAATTGATGCCGTACTTGTTATTACATTACTCATTTTTAATCTCCTTAATTTTAAGTTTTTAAGAGCCTATACTATATATTCGATTTGAATCTAAAAAATTTTACACCCTTTATTACTCCTCTCTTAAAATATCTATTATATCCTCTATATTACCCTCAATGCCTGTTATATCCCCGGATAAGTAGGTAACATCCCCGAACAATCCTGATGATACGGTTCCGGATAATCCTGTTATGTCTCCGGATAATTCTGATATGTTTCCTGATAATCCTGATGATACAGTTCCGAATAATCCTGTTATGTTACCGGATAATCCTGATACGTCTCCGGATAATCCTGTTATATCTCCGAACAATCCTGATATGTTACCCCATAATTCTGATATGTTACCGAATAATCCTGTTATATCTCCGAACAATCCTGATGATACGGTTCCGGATAGTCCTGTTATGTTACCGGATAATCCTGATATGATTCCGGATAATCCTGATATGTTACCGGATAATCCTGATATGTTACCGGATAATCCTGATATGTTACCGGATAATTCTGATATGTGGCCGGATAATTCTGTTATATCCCCGAACAATCCTGATGATACGGTTCCGGATAATCCTGTTATGTCTCCGGATAATTTAAATACATCACCTCTAACGTTTTTGAAATTCCCATATATAAAGAGGTGTAATCCTGTGATGCCATCGTGAACGTTTATTTGTTGTTTAACATCCAATTCTAACTGTGCTTTTATCTTTTCTTTATTTGTCATTTTATTGCTCATATTAAGTTTTTAATTGGTTTATACTATATATTTGATCTGGCTCTTAAAAATTTTACACCTGCCCTCCAAAAACATCCTCGTAAGTAATCATTTTTGTACCATATTTTCTAGCCTTCTTAGCCTTACTTGAAGTACTATCCAAATTACTCAAAATCAAAATATCAGTTTCTTTTGTAAGAGAGGATTGAACAATTGCATTATTCCTTTTCAAGATCGCCGTTAATGTTGCTCTAGAAAAAGGCCCCTCCCCAGTGAAAAGTAACTTCTTACCCCGCACATTCATTAAGAGCTCATTATTCTCCTCTTCTTGTGGAGGAGAATCGTCCAATTTGTTTATCCATAAATCCGAGAACTCTAATAATAATCTTACCCTTGCCGAATGTAGACTATTATATATTTTCTCAGCAGTCTTCTCTCCCAATATTCTATTCTTAGATTTGCCCGAACTCGCCATTTGATCGATAGACATTTCATTTATCTTATACAAAGTATCAAACCCCTCATCAATGAATTGCTGAAAGGTAAGTTCCCCCGCAGCAGTAATGGATATACTATCTAAAAATTTAGCTAGATTCATTCGTGGCTCCCCCCTTTACTGTGAGAATCTGAATATCCATCTTTAGCCCATCCGCTACCTTCTAAAATGAATCCGCTACCTCCGGATATCAACTTATTACATTCCGACCCGCATTGTGGGCAGTACTCTGTATCATCCGATTTCAACATATTCTTCCGCAGTTCAAACTTGAAATCACAAAATGTACATTCATACCCATATAGTGGCATTTTTATTGTTCCTCCAAAATAACTATATCAGCATCATTATCTAATACACAACCCTGACCCTCCAAAGGTATATCAACTAATATACCCCCCTGACATTCTGATATTATATGGATACCCACCTGCTTAGGAACATCTATTGGTTTACCCCCATCTAATTGTGCTTTTATTCTTTCTTTATTTAACATTTTATTACTCTCCTTTTAAAATATTTATTATTTCTTTTACATCACCCTCAATACCTGTTATATCCCCGGATATATCGGATATGTCTCCATACAAACAGGGTAACATGTTTCCGGATAATCCTGATATGTTTCCATATAATCCTGTTATGTTACCCTTAACATTCTTGAAATCACCATAAATATTGGAATGTAATCCTATGATATTATCATGAACATTTACTTGTTGTTTAACATTCAATATTAACTGCTCTTTTATCTTTTCTTTATTTAACATTTTATTACTCCTCTAAAGATTTTCTAATCCTATCCCATATCACTAAAGATATTCTAGAATCCACTTTAATCATTCTCTCAATCTCATCCCAATTCTTAGCTAAAAAATGACATAAGCCTACACCCACATTTACATATTTCAATAAAGTTTTGTAGGCTAGACCTTTTACCTTGATAATTTTCAAAAATTTAGAGATCCTAGCTGCCTCCTTAGCATTGCACATATCATTTTCGCAATATAATTGGGTATCATCCGTTTTAATTTCTCCTCCACAATGTGGGCATTTTAAAAGGATGGGAAAAGGAACATACAAAGAATTTATATTTGTATTTATAACCTCAGTAATACAAGGAATAATATCCCCCCCTTTTATCACCCCCACCACCGAACCTATTGATACTTTATTATCAATAGCCCACCTATAGCTTTTTAGACTCGCCTTCCTAATCGTAGTATCATCTATTTCAACAGGCTCAATATGCGCCACAAGACTGATATCCTGTGTACCTTTAAAGCTGAGCTCAACATCTAGAATTTTGGTATAGTGCACTGAAGTTGGAAATTTTAACGCTATCTGACCTTTTGGTTTTTGTTTCTCATTCAACACTCCCAAGGATTCCATTTTTTCCATATCATCTATAGAGAAAACAATACCATCTATCCCATAATCAAGGGAACCCCTCTTATCAATAAAGTATTGATAAGTGTCTTCAATACTCTCAACCTTTATTAACCCATGTTCAGGAGTCTTGAAGCCCAAACTCTCTAGGTATTTAAACCTTTCCTCAAGACTTTTTATTTGATCCACCCTATTGCTCTCCTTTTAAAATATTTATTATTTCTTTTACATCACCCTCAATACCTGTTATATCCCCGGATAAATCCAATACATCTCCGGATAATTTTGGTGATATGGTTCCCGTTAATCTTGATATATCTCCATATAAATCTGATGATATGGTTCCCGTTAATCTTGATGATATGGAACCGAATAATCTTGATACATCACCCCATAATTTTGGTGATATGGTTCCCGTTAATCCTGGTGATATGGTTCCCGTTAATCCTGATATATCTCCGGATAATTTTGGTGATACGGAACCGAATAATCCTGATATATCCCCGAATAATCTTGATACATCACCCCCTAATCCTGGTGATATGGTTCCCATTAATCCTGATATATCTCCGGATAATTTTGGTGATACGGAACCATATAATCTTGATATATCTCCGAATAATCTTGATATATCACCCCCTAATCCTGGTGATATGGTTCCCATTAATCCTGATATATCTCCGGATAATTTTGGTGATACGGAACCATATAATCTTGATACATTGCCTCTAACGTTTTTGAAATCACCGTAAACGTTATGATGCAATCCTGTGATACCATTGTGAACGTTTATTTGTTTTTTATCATCTGATATTAATTGTGCTTTTATTCTTTCTTTATTTAACATTTTATTGCTCCTTAATTTAATCTATTTCTTAGAATCCGCAACTATTGGAGACCTATTTTAACTCTTTAGGTAACCCCTTGGATAACTGATTAGCCAACTCCACAGACAAACCTCTAATTTCAGACATATTATTTGAAATCTTACTCATAAGAACACTTACTCTCAAAGCAGCGTCATCAATCCCCATTAAAGCTAAATCTATTTCTCTTTGATATTTAATCATATCAGGGTTCTCTTGCAAAAATTGCTCCAGATTGGCTTTAGCCTGTTTTAGTACTGTATTTTCTTCCATTTGTTTAATCCCCCTTACTTTTTAATCCAAGGAGAGGAAGGTTATAATATTTATCTCTGTTACAAATAATGAATTATATCCCTCAGTCCCCCCGGCGACCATTAACTTAAGGCTTCCACATCACTCTCGTAAATCAAAAGACCCTTGTATCCATTCAAATTGATACTCTCACACTCTAAAGGAAAATCAAAGGACATAGTATACAACATCTCATCTGGGCATTGCTCAAGGGTTCTATCATAATATTCTCTTGTAATTGATTTATCAATGAATCTTTCTTTTACTATGGTGCCCACAACATCCCATAATTCAGATATCGTATTCCTTGAAGCTCTTATTTTGACCCTATCCCCGATTTTCATTTTGAATCTCCTTTTAAATTTATTTGACTTATACTATATATTCGATTTAACTCTAGAAAATTTTACACTTTAATTTCTTTCATCACTATATAAATTTTCGGAGGAATATTTGTTGAGAGTTGAGGAACCATATGTCTTCGGATAACTTCAAATCTTCGAGAGAAATCATCATTTGACAAAATATCCCCCCGCTCAGGAATAAAGGGTAATTGACCTGTGAATCTTGTAAGATCTCCCCCCGTTCGCACCTCTTCTGAGGATACTATCAATCGATCATAATTTTCATCCACAAAATAAATTCGATTTACATTCAAAGCCGTATGTTTATCCGCAGAAAAAGATCCTCTCTTTTTCTGATTGGTATAATCCGGAACTTTTTTCAAGGGTTCTAAATCATCCTCTTTTTTTCTTCTATACTTGCGAAGACTACTTTTGTACAATATTTCACTCCTAATCTATTTTTATTACGTTAAATGCTCTGAATGTAATATATTTAGAATATTTTACATTCTTTAAAGTCTTAACAATCCCCGATACACCATTTCTAGTATTAATATAGGTATCTCTACCCTCAGCTTCAAGCTCCTTATTTAATGAAGGTAAATCACTTTTAAGTATTAAAACCTCCCCTCGAACAATAAGTGTTCCCCCATAAGATATCTTAGGGGGGATATCCTTTGCGCCGATCATGATGGAGGTATAATCGACACCATATTCTCCATCCCCCCTGGAAATAGCACTAACAAAATTTCCATGCTTATAGGTTAACTCAAAACTCATTCCATCCAGTTTCTCAGAAGCACATATAAGATCATTACTATCAATCCTATTATAAAATCTACCCATCTCCTCTAAATTACGAGCTTTATCCTGGCTACCCATAGCGATAGTTAATTTCTTCGTTACCCCAAAATCATGATCTCGAATCTTACTTAGAACTTCATTATCAGGATCTAATTCTCTTACCTCTCGCTCAAGGTAATCATACACATCATCCGATATTATAGGATTACCCTCCCTATACGCTCTATTAGCCTCATACAAATAACTTGCTTTTTCTTCTATTGACTTTAATTGATTCATGACTACTCCATAAGGTATTAAGTTTATAATTACTCCTCAGTGCCGCCAAGTTCTTTAGCATAATAATCATTGATGATCTTAACGGTATCTTCGGACACTTTGATCAATTCACTGATAGCATTTCTGAAGTTAATAGCTTCAGATCTACCTGGCTTAAAGGATTTAACCGCATTAAATTTATCCATTAATGCAATCTGTTGATCTTTCACAATATCCTCAATCTTCTTTCCCTCTACCTGCTCAGTTTCCTCTTCCTTAGGAGCTTCTTCCTTAGGAGCTTCTTCTTTAGGGGGTTCTTCTTTAGGGGGTTCTTCTTTAGGGGGTTCTTCCTCCGCCGCTAACTTGACAGCCTGTCTAAATAATAATTTCTCTAATTCTACATCAAATTCCTTACCGCCATATGTTTTCTTACCCATGCTCGCTTTACCTTTTAATATATTGTTAGTTTTTTTGAACAATTGTTCAATATTTGCAGGAGATAATTTTTGAATATCATTCAAATCCAATATATTAAACTCCTCCAACAAGTCTGAGTAATTTGTATAAGATTTATCCGCGATCTTATACAAATTACTTATGGTTTTATCAATCATTTCATACTTATTCGGCATTATTTTTATACCTCAATCTATAGAAGAGATTATATCATCCTCTATAGCAATTATTTTCCAACTTACCCCGTTAAACCTAGCTAAACAACTAGTTCCATGATTCCCATCTGAGCATATTACAATCTTACCTAGATTATCTTCCGATATCATATTATGCAATTCCTGTGCCGTATATTCCGGTAATACAATAGATCCAACTAAATTTCCGAATATCTTACCTATATACGCTGTAGTCACCCTCATTACTTTACATTTCAAATTCCCCGCACTCGTATGCTTAACCATATACCATACCTCATATCTTTATTTATAAGGAGAGTGCATATTATACACTCTCCTTCAACCAAAATCTAAACTAATTACTATGAAGTAGCAACAGCCGCACCTAAAGCAACTCGTAGCCAATTCGTTCCGTTGGATATCGCAAGACAAGCACTTCCAGCATCACCATCGGAGCACCAAACTATTTTACGAGTGTTAGTAGTAGCTGGAATTCCTGCTAATTCGGAAACCGTATAACTAGGAGCGGTTACAACCCCCGCTACATCAGTACCAACACTAGCAGACCCGCCAACTCCCGCAGTAGTCACAGAGAAAGCGAAACCAGTTGCTCCTGTGTCAACAGGAGCAGTAGTGGCACCACCCTCTGTCAGGGTAACTGTAAGAGAACCCGTATCATCCGTAGCTCCTACATCAGACAAAGCATCAATAGCTGCCTGAGTAGCAGTCGCAACAGTCGCAGCAGTCGCATCGGTAGCAAGAGCAACAGGAACAGCGACTTTTCCCGCTATGGTGGGGTCCGATCCCGCAGAATTTACGTTATACCATACGTAGTAAGCAATACGTCTTGAACTAAATGTAAAATACGTATCATTCAAAGAACCCGAAACATCCGCAACAGGAGTCACAGTAAAAATCTCCGCTGTAGGGGTTAAATTTCCAATCACATTCCCCGTTACATTCCCTGTAACAGCACCAGTGAGATCACCCGTTACGTTACCCGTAACATCACCCGTTACATTCCCGGTAACAGCACCAGTGAGATCACCCGTTACGTTACCAGTTACATCACCCGTAAGATCCCCCGTTACATTCCCTGTAACAGCACCAGTGAGATCACCCGTTACGTTACCCGTAACATCACCCGTAACGTTACCCGTTACATCGCCAGTGAGATCACCCGTTACATTCCCGGTAACAGCACCTGTGACATCCCCTGTGACATTCCCGGTAACAGCACCTGTAAGATCACCCGTTACATCGCCTGTAAGATCACCCGTAACGTTACCCGTTACATCGCCAATTATATCCCCATATAAAGTTCCACCAACACCAGCCGTTGTAACCGTAAGCGTAAACCCTGTTGATCCGGTATCCGCAGGAGCAGTAGTAGCACCACCAACATCATTTGTAATTGTTACAACAGTAGTAGCTACAGTTGCCGTAACATCAGTTAAAGCATCAACAGCCACTTGAATAGCAGTAGCAATCGTAGCCGCTGTTGCCGCTGTTGCAATAGCCACTGGAACAGCAGTTTTACTTGCTAATGTAGGATCTGATCCAGCAGAATTTACATTAAACCATACATAATAATCAACATCCGGAGTACTAAACTCAAAATATGTATCATTTAAAGAGCCTGCGACATCCGCCACAGGAGTAACATCAAAAACTTGAGATATTGTAACAATATTCCCTGTTAAATTACCCACAACATTACCAACAACATCCCCTGTAAGATCTCCGGTCACATCACCTGTGAGGTCTCCTACAAAACCCGTTGAAGCTGTAATAGTTGTAGCTTTGAACTTCGTTGCACTATCGTGTTTAGCCATTCTCCTATCTCCTATAAATTAATAATTTATGTTTGACCCTATTATAGAGCCATTCTCTTGAGAATTATTCCCAAGGGTATCCGGCCTATTCCGGATAAGATTATTTGTATCCTTAAAACAAAAATCGGATACTATGTTAACATAGTATCCGATTTATAATCTATTTATGAAATAAGAATAATTTAAGCTACAATAAAATCATAATAAATCTGAATCCACATATTTTGAATGGGAATCATATATTATGAAATCACTCTTATTCTTATTGCATACCTCCATAAGTTTATCAACGAATTTGATAATATTTCTCTCTACATATAGAAGTTTCTTAGTATTGCATGATTGCCCTAATAACGTAACAAATTCTAGGATATCCATAGGAGCTACAAGGATCTTTGATTTAGACATCTGTCCGGAAATATACTCCACAAGAAGGAATTTTATAATATCATTAGGCAACTTCATATAATTGGAAATATTATACATAGAGGCCACAAATATTTTTCTATACTCATCCGACCATACTAGAGGGTTGAATTCTGTGCTATCTAAATTCAAAGTTATCCCCTCGAAATCATCTAAAAAATCGGATATACCTTGTTTAAAACTATCTTTATAATTTATGAAGAATTTAAGATAATCTTGGAATATACCTAGCTCAGGACTCATTGCGTTAGCCGCCTCAAAGGTTAAATTCACACTGCTATTATAGAATGCGTTATTAAAAGTGAATCCACATTCCTCTTTCAAAGTAGTATATCGAGAATCACATTTAAATATTTCCCTAAGAGTGCTAATATGATCTATGTATTCCTCAAGGAATTTATCTTTTAGATCCTCATCAAAAGGGATCATGAAGGAAATACCACAATCTTCTCTAATAAAACCTAAGGAAATATTCACGAATTCAAAATCAGAATGTCTTCCAATAAAATCAGCATCGATATTAACACAAGGCTTTAATACTCCATATCCAGGAATACGAGTCTCCAGACTTGACCCCTCTAGGATTAATTTAACATAATGTCTTCCCTCATTTAATCCAGTGTACCCTAAGGAATATTGTTGAACTGAAACTTCCATATCCGAATATTGTGGGCCTATCTGCATTATAATATTTGACAAGTTACTTAAGATATTTGATAACAAAGGAACTCTGGTATCTATTAAGCTATCTTCAACCTCAAAGCTATCCTCACTAATCTTTGTCACCTTAGCAGGCAGAATATTTACTACCAAAAAAGCATTATAATTCTCTTCCCCGCAATCAATGTTGATTTCTTCCTTCATATAGATGATATCAATGGGGGTTTCCTTATTTTGAACCGTTGTAAGATTGGTCTTCCAGTACTCAAAGTTGGCTTCATTCAAATGAGAAGGATTTTTCTTCGAATAAGCATATGGAACTTTCAACAAATCGGACCATTTGTGAAATGCAGGACTATTTCCATCATTTTCTTCCGAAGGAGTAGATATAGCATAATATTTAACCCCCTCAGAGCTATCATGTTTTAATACCAAATAACCCTCGTTAATAAATTCTAAAGTTATTTCCGCAATATTGGGAATAGTATCCAATTGAAGACTATTATCTACCTTTGAACACATCGCTACCAGTTCATTAATTGAACAATAATTTTCAGCATCAAAACTCACAATCTCCTTATTAGGTAGAAACTGTTTTTTTGTACCCCGAATCAATACAGGCTTATCAAACTTTCTTCCTTTTGTATAATGCAATTCATATTTTCTATCCCCCCGAATATTACCCTTACCAAACTTTTCTTGAATTGTTGCACTGTGAATTGCACTTAGAATTTCTTGACTGTTCATAATTTGAACTCCTTTTAACTTAATTTTTGATTGAATTAACTTTCATCGCTTCTACAAAACCTTCGAATATCGGATTTCTTGAGATAAAGAACTCAGGATGGTACTGCACTCCTATATAAAATAAATGAGTATCCAATTCCATGGCCTCTATCAATTTTGTTTTAGAGTCCGCCCCCACAATTTTGAAATCTCCATAACTATAATGTGGTGAAATCTCGTATCTATGCCTATGACGTTGTGTGATACTCCAATGACCGTATATTTTTCTTAACCTACTCTTAAGATCTAAATTCGTAACCCAATCCCCTAACCTCGCTGTGCCCCCTAAACCTGATTCTTTCTTTTGATCCTCCTGTAAGGTAACCACCGGCCACTCCGTGAACTCATCAAATTCTAAACTATTTGCATTTTTCATACCAAGAACGTTCCTAGCATATTCAATTATCATCAATTGAAGACCTAAACAGATACCTAAACATGGAATATGATTCTCTCTACAAATTGTTATACCTGATATAATATCCTCAATACCTCGATATCCCCAACCCCCTGGAACTATACTCCCATCATAATCCTTTAATGATTCATCCGGCCCTGAAATAAAATCAACTGAGGTAACGCCAAACATTTTGAGTTGATTCACAATTGAGATATAAGCATCTTGATGAGCATATTTTCCTAATAAAGCCACTCTAAAAGGTAACGCTGGACTAAAATTATTTTCATACCAATCATCTAATTTATCCTCCTTCAGAGGAATACCCATTTTATTAGAAATATAAGTGTGTAATGAGGTTGATCGAATCCTTTTCGGAATCTGGTAATAATCAGGAAGATCCGGAAAACAATATACAGCTTCCTTAGGTATCTCACAATAAAGTTGGATTTTATCCATTTGGTAATCCGGTAATTCATCGCACTCTGAACTCCTAGCGATAATGATATCGGGCTTAATACCTTTACTCCGCAGTACCCCTACACTTCTCTGACAACCCATGGTCTTCAATTCACCCACATTATTCAGATAGGGTATATAAGATAGAAGAACAAATGACGTATTCTCAGGGCCTAATTCATTAATCAACTGTCTACAAGCCTCTATTATATAGACTCCTTTAATATCCCCCACGGTAGCCCCTAACTCAACAATACCCACCTGGCAAGTTTCCGCAAAATTAATTATTTTTTGCTTTAATTCCTGAATGATATGCTCAATAGATACCGTTTGACCTAAATATTCTCCAGCTCTCTCCCTCAAATAAATCTCATGAAATAATCTACCTGAGGTCATATAATCTGTGCTGGTATGTTCAAGATTTAAGAACCTCTCGTAAATTCCAAAATCTTGATCAACTTCCGTACCATCCTTGAGAACATAAACCTCCCCATGCTCCCCCGGATTTATTGTGCCCGCATCATAATTGAAATATAGATCATTTTTCATGATTTTAGTGCTTACTCCAAAAGATAATAGCACTCTCCCCAGAGAGGCTGCAAAGGTACCTTTGCCAAGGCCGCTGAAATCTGAAGCAACAAATATAATTTTCATTTCTTAAACTCACTTTCTTAAATTTGTACGGAGTTATCGGCTATATCTAATCTAAAAACTTTAATAACTCCGGGCGACGATCTTTCACAAATCTCTTAAAATGTACCGAATATATGTTCTTCTGAATTGACTTTGCTATAGGCCCGTACAATGGTCTCGGAGGCATTTTACTTGTACCTTTTTCTACGTAATTATGAATCTTCCACACCTTCTCCCCGCTCGCAGGATGTACTAAATTTCTCTTAAATCCTATAGCGTAGTACCCCTTTCTCAACCTCCAAAAATCCAAATTGACCTGGCTAAACCCCGTGGCCTGCCAAAAACCCTGCTTCATCCTATTATCTTTCTTATATTTGACATAGTTAGGACTTAAAGGCTTATATTTCTTAGGAAACTTCTGCTCTCTTATAGCGTGTAAAATCAAAGATTTATACAAATTCATTATATAAATTGTAAACTCTTTGAATATTACCTCCAATTCCCAATCAAACACATTATTGAGCATCCGATCTATTTTTGGAGACCGCTGTAATAGGGACCATTTGTAAAAGTTAAGAATGACTATATGGGCTTTGGGTCTTGGGGATAATTCCATTAAACTTCCTTACTTCAGGTTTAAAGAATCAATGTAATCCCGAAGATCCAAATCTTTAATTGAATTAGGGCTTAATATGTTCACTAAACAAGTAATATCATACTTATCCAAAGGGTCTTTAATTGACCCTGCACCATGAGCCGTTGTATCCACCACAACAATTTGATATTTACCTTTCTTATCCTTGACTACTCCGGCATAATTCCATATCTTACGATTGGGCTGACCCTTCTCATCATGCTTATACTCCGAACCAATAACGGTTAAATTCGGAAGTAATTTGGTAAGCTCCCCCATCATTTTAGTGATAGCTTGCCAGCTATCATCGCTATACAATCCTGTATATTTAGATATAATATTATACATTTGACTTTTCAACTTAGCTGGAGTAATCTCTAGAACCTTCTCCATTTTAGCAACATTGCTGCCCGCCGTAAAAGATTTCTTTTTTTCTATACTTTCAAAAACCTCATTTTCAAAATTAATCATTTTTTATATACTCCTTATTTTTTAGCTAAATCCTTGAACATTTCCATCTGTTGCAAATATTTCTCAGCCTCACCCTTAGTTTCAAAATGTTTAGGGAACCCCTTAGGTTGATCACTCTTAGGACGCCCCTCCTTGTAGATACAATACTCTTTCCCATCTACAATATCCGATTTAAGACATCTATCAACAAAAGCTACACTCGATTTTTTAGCTATATTTAATTTTTTCATACTACTCCAATCAATCTAAATGTATATCCATTTCTTTTTTCACCTGTTTCCAATTAACTTTATTATAATCAATATTATAATTTTTATTTTTCAAATAAGACTCAAAAGCAAATTTGTATTTTTCACCCGTGGTTAATTTATGTCCAATATCATCAAGATACCAAAAAACATTTTTATCCTTATTTAAAATCTCTATAACCCGATAAGTTTCCAAATTTATACTCCTGACATTATTTCCTATGAATTTTTAAAAGATATTTATTATATATCAGAATTATTCTCACTGAAATTAGCATCAATATATCCCGATTCCAAAAGAATTTGAGAGATATCCCCTGAAATATGCCTCTCAAATTCTTCTCTAAATTCCTCACACTCCATATCGGATAATTCTTTAGAGACTTTTAATATTGCCTTTTTCATTTCTTCACACATCATTGGACATCCCCTATCTTAAAATTATCCAAAAATTTCTCAGCCTTAACTCTCAATTCATCTATACCCCCATTATTATCAATGACAAATTCATAAGCATAATTATTCACATTTCTATCCGCATGATTATCAAATTCTTCAAGTCCGTCCCGACGAATGAACAAAGTATGTGTATTATCAAACTCCTGACAAAATCTCTTAATATTCTCAGGCTCTCTTATAGCAAAAAAGAGAAAATATTGATTCTGAATATTCCATTTATCAATGAATCTGGAGTGACATTCAATTTTATTCATCATATATCTGAAGGATGTATCGAAAACTTTGTCCGACTCATCCTTCAGAAGAGATAAAAAGGCCCTGGTATCTTTATCCTTGATGCCATCCCACCCAAATAAACGAGCAGCACTTTTTACTTGATCAACTGAGGAATATTTACACACTACTCTAAATTTCGAAACCTCTTTGCAAAGATCCACAAATGTATCCTTTCCGGATCTTGGGTATCCATTGATAGCTATATTTATTAATCTATTATTCAT